TCCGTCACTACGTCAATAACTGGGATTTCCGTCACTACGTCAATAACTGGGATTTCCGTCACTACGTCAATAACTGGGATTTCCGTCACTACGTCAATAACTGGTTCAGTAATTAATTCGGTGATTGGCTCTTCTAAAATAGAATCTATTTGAGTTTCTTTATCAACTTTTTTAACTCTTGATTTTTTTTTAATACTTTGTTTAGATACGTTTGTATTAACAAAAAAAGCACTTAATATATCACTAATAGTATCCATTTATTTATTGTTATATATAAATAAATTTTAAAAACAAATTAAACTAATTATCAAATAAATCTTTATAATAAACTGGTAATAAATCGGATGTAAAGGGAAATGTTTTATTATAAATAATTTGAAAATGCATTTCTTCTTTGGTTTTTGGTTTATTAATATTTTGAGAAATTTGAATAAAATTATTGAAAAATATATCAGTATACATGTTATCAAATACATTTGTATATTCATTTGAATGTATATATTTAATTGATTTACTTGTTGATTGTAATGGTTTCCATAATGTATCATTATTTAAATACTTATTTTCAGTATCAAAAGCTTTTCGTACAATATATTTTTCTATAGTTTTTCTTGAATAATTATAAATTTGAGGTCTTTTTAATTTAGGATGAATTTGTAAGATATATTCAACAAAATCTCTATTTAAAAAGGGATATCTAACTTCTAACCCATAATGTCCAGCTAATTTATCAATTCGTGCCAAATTAAATTTACTAAGATATTTAATTAATTTAACACTTTTTTTTTGATAATAAGAGTCTGTTTTTTTAAATAATTTTGGATATCCACATAATTCATCTAATCCTTCGCCACTTAAAAGAACTTTTACATTTGTATATTTTTTAATATAATCAAACAAATAAACGAATGGAACACTTTGTTTTAAAGAATTGATATCATAAGTTTCAGTTTTTGAAACTAATTCATTTAATATATTTAGATAATTTTGTTTTACATCATACACATTTACAACATGTTGTTTTATATCAATATTGTGTTTCTTTTCAATATATTCTACTATTTTTAAGGTATTTTGAATGTCAATACTGTTTGTATCGCCTATACTAAATGTATAAATTGGATGTTGGACAAAATCATGATTTATACTTACTAAATAATTTATTAAAATTGATAAAATTATAGAACTATCAAACCCACCAGACAACAGTACACCTACAGGTTGATTTGATAAATCATATCTTTTAATTATAGATTTTGTTAATAAATCTCTTATATTAGCATAAACATTAGATAAAGTTTCTGGATCAGTTGATGTTATATTACAGTTATCAAGTGTTTTATAATAATTCCAATCAGAATATCTTATAAAATCTATATTTGATTTTTTTATTATACTATTATTAAATGACCAATAAGTACCTGGTGGAACTTCCTGAACTATATAATCTGAATCAATTAAAAATTCAGGAGGTATAGATTTTAATTCAGATACAAACATATAAAAAGAAATCTTTGAATTTTTTATCATATATAATGGTTTAGTTCCAAAAATATCTCTAACAGCAAAAATATTGATATTTTTTAAAACAAATGTATTCAAATTTTCAGTTAGTACAAATGAATAATCACCATCAATTTTTTTCAACATATCCTCTAATCCATATTTATAATACATTGGCAAAAGAATTTCAACATCACAATCTGATGATAAATCTCTATCTGTAAAGTCTTCTTCCGTTTTTAATTCATTATAATTATAAATTTCACCATTACATAATAATGAAGTTTTAAGTTTAGATTTTAATTCAGGATATTCTTGAATTTTATGCATTAATGGACTTTCAAATGGTTGATTTCCTGATATTGATAAATCATTTATATTCATTCTATGATAACCAGATAAAAATACAAAATTTTTATATTCTTGAATTTCCCTTTTACTTAAATTATATTTTATAAAATTTTGATCAAGTCTTGATAACAACGGTGTTGATTCTATAAGTGTTGTGGTTGAATCTTGCCCTCTGTGTTTTGACTTTGTAAATTGTGTAAATAAATTTATATTTTTAGGAGGATTCTTTGTATCATATATAACAAAAAAAATAGCACCCATTTTAAATATACTTTAAAATAGACATTAACTTAATTTTATAAAATGAACAAATTAATTAAATAGAAGGATGATTTTTTATAATATCATTCATATCAACCAATTTATTAATTATATTTGATCTATCATCTTTTGATATTTTTTTTAGTTTTAATTTGGATTTGAGTTTATCAATAAATTCATCAATATTTTCTGTTATATTTGAATCATTCTTTTGATTATGTTTTAAAATAAATGTCAACATTTCCTCGTTAATCGTTTTTTCATTAACTTTATTTAATATAGTTTTTTTAGACAAAGATTTTTGTAAATTTGATTCTTTATTATTTGGTGTTGGGGGTTTAACTTCTTTTTCTAAATAAAATAAACCATTATCATGATTAAATTTTAGAATTTTAATTTTTTCTATAAATCCTTTATTACTTTTCCATGATAAATCTTTACAATTTAAATTTTTATTGTCTAAATTTTCTTTTAATAATTTTATTAATTGATCTAAAATAATTTCATTTGATAATTCTATTTCGGAATTTTCTTCTAAAAATTTGATTGTATAATGATTAGAAAAAGATTCTAACCTTTCGTATTTTTCATCAATAGTAAGATTAGACCAATTTTTAAAATACTTGCCTTCTTGTACAGTTTTGACTTTCTTTTTAGTAGTAGAAAAATTTGATTTCTTCATTAAAAAATCATGAAAATCTTGTTTTAAATTTTTTTTAATATTAGATATATATTTTACTTTTTGATTTATTTTTTCAAGACAAGCTTGGTAATCTAATAAATCTTCTTCAAAGTTTTTTATTATAAATAAATCGTTGTTTTTAGATTCATTTTTAAATTCATCTTTAGAACCCGGAATTAAATTAATTGGTAAACTTAAAGAATATTTTAGTTCCAAGAATTTATCAATTGGCAAATTTGTTTCAGAATATAATATAGATAAATTATGAATTAATAATTTGTATTTTTCTTTTATTTTTTTGGTTTTAATATTACAATTATTGTATTCATCAATTATTAATAAAGAATCTTTATAAATTTTATATTGCGAATTTGTTAAAAAATTTTCAATTATATTTTCTATATTTTTGTCTAATTTATTTAATGAAAGATTAAAATCATTTGTTTCTTTTTCCATAAAAATATTATCAAACAAATTATAGTAGATAGTTCCTTTGTCATGTGTATTTTCTAACCATTTTTTTCTATTTTCTTTTATATTTTTTGTTTCTTGTTCCAAATTAAGTTCATCAATATTAATTAAATCTAGGTCATTTATAATAAATGGACATAATCCATAATTATTTAATATATCTTGATGTAAAAATAAAATACCTGGTAAATCTGGACAATCTAATTTATAAAAATTTTCTTCAAGTGTTAAATAATATAAATATTCTTGTCTAACATTTTCTCTTATTTCCTTATTTTCTTTGAGTTTTTCTAATTCTTCGATCTTACCATATCTCTTCGCAATATAATAATTAAAAGAATCATTGGCATTTTGTGCTTTTTTTATATTATTTATTAGAGAATTCTTTTCTTTTTCTTTTTTAACGATATCTTTTAATAAACTTGTGTAATTAGATATATCTTCAATATATTTAGTTTTTTTATTATTTATATCTTCAATATCTTCTTTTGACAAATTTTTTAAATTATTTTTTTTATAATCAATTAAATTCTGTACTTCTTTTTTCAAGTTAGATATATTATTTGTTAATTCTTCTTTTGATAACATTAAATTTAATATTAATTAAATAAAGTTCAATTTTTTAATAAAAAGTAATTTCTTATAATATATTATATTGATAATGATACCTGACAAATTATTAGTAAATCTAAAAATTTTAAGCAAAATTCAAAAAAATGGAAGAATCTGTCGTAGTTACGATGGTATAATAGCTTTAGAAAATGAGAGTTTATATCAACCACTTAAGAGATTCTTAACAAGTGATTCTAGAAAACAAGCTGTATTTGAAATAAACAGTATAATAACAGAATGTATAGATACATTAAATTATTTTATAAATTCAAAATTCATGACAAAAGAAAATTCTTATACGGATGAATATTTAAAAACGTGTGAAAATATGCATTTAATATTATCAGAGATGGAGTTAGCTAGAACAGGCATAGTTAATTTAAAATTCACTTATCAATCAGATCCCAATATAGCTTCTCAGTTAGATATAATAATTTTAAAAGTAAATACAACTATTAGAGATTTTGGACATAAATTAACTTATTTACAAAGTTTTCTAAAAAATATACACGGTGATAATTTTACACCACAAAATCAATATCATAATGAAGTTTACAATGTAACAGAAAATAAGGAAGTTTCATATGATTTAAATAAGATTACAATTCACAATTTGAAAGACACTTCAGAACATAATGACAATGACAATGACAATGAACAAGAAACACCTATTCAAATGCAGTCTATAGTTTAATGTCTTGACTTAATTTAATTAAAATTAAATATTATTTTTATTGTTAAATAATAAGTAATAAGAATAATGAGTGATATAATTAATTTACAAAGTAGTGTACCTATATTACAACAAGCCAAAAGTTCTATTATAAAAAACGAGTTAATACCAAATGAAAGCGGTAAAATAGAACAAGTAGTCATTGTTTCAGAAAATAAATTTCAAGTGAAACGAGGAATATCTTTAATTAATGAAAATATTTCAAAAAGTATATTAGGAGTTACAATAGATTTTTTTGACAAAGACAAAAACATTACATGGATACAGCATTTTAAGTATATTTTTACAAAAGATCAAAGATATAAATATATTGGATTATTTTTAATAATGATAGCTTTTTTTATATATATTACAAAATCTATTTATAGGAATAGTAAACAACTTATAAATATAAAAAAGATTTTTTAAACATACATTGATAAAAATGAATTATCAACATTTATATTTTCCAACACTAAATCTATATATGGTCGTGTTATTTTATAAATAATATTGTTATTAAAGATTTCCATTTTAACTAATTTTAAAGATTCGTTTTGTACAAGTAGATCATAATTAAATTTATATAGAATTTTTTCAAATGTTTTCTTTAAATTTCTTACACCTTCTTCGTTTGTACATTTATTTAAAATAACATATTCTATAGTTTCTCGTGATATTTCAATATGTTCTTTTATATTTATATTTTTAATTATTTCTGGTAACATTTTATTTTGTAAAATTTCCACTTTGTCTTCTAATTTTGGTGGTTTAATATAAATAACTTTCATTCTGTCAGATACAATAGAGTCAACTTTCGATATATCATTAAATGAAATAATAAAAAATACTTTGGATAAATTTAAATTAACATTTGAAAGATAATTATCTTGAAACTGATTATTTTGTTCTTCATCTAATAAGTGAGTTAATATACCATTAATTTCACGACTTTTATGTCCAAGTTTATCAATTTCGTCTAAATAAATAATAGGGTTCATATATTCTGATTTTTGTAAAATTTCAACAATTTTTCCAGGTTTAGCACCAACATAAGTTTCACTATGTCCTACAAGTACAGCAGAATCATTTAATCCTCCACAATTAATTTGAAAAAAGGGTAAATCTAATACATCTGCTAAACATTTACTAATTTTACTTTTTCCAACACCAGCTGGACCACATAATGCTAGAACATGCCCTTTACTTTTAGGATTTGATATTTTACGAGCAATGAATTCTAAAATTTCTTGTTTTACATCATCTAATCCTAAAATTTGACTATCTAATTTTTCTTTTGCTTTTATAAAAAATTCTTTAATTTCTTGTGGATCATCTTTATTAATATTAAATTGTTTAAATTTTCCATGTGGAATATTATTTATAGTATTCAACCAATTCATTCCTTTAGAATAATCTGATCCAGAACTTGATTGAATACTTTCATATTTATCTAATAAGAAACTTTTAGTAGGAATGTCTAATTTTAATAATAAAAGTTTATCTCTTAGCTCTTTAACATCATTAGTTGTCTTTTTTTTCTTATATTCATGAACTTTAGATTCTATATCATCTAATTTTCTTTTTAATTTATAATTTCTTTTGTTTTTAATAGTATTTGATAGTTTATTCAACATATTTTCTTTTGGTAAAACTAAATTGATTTCAATTTGAGAATTTGGTAGATAATCTTCGCTTTCATCGTTTGATTTATAGATTGGTTTATAATTCTCAGCAGCAAATTCAAATAATATACCAGAAGTGGATGTTGTTAATAAATAATTATTTAAAAAGATCGAATCAATTTGCAACCAAATATTGTTATAACTTAATGGTGTAATGTAACTAATTTCACTGGATGAATGATCAGACATACAAATATAATATTGTTTATGATGAGGCATATATACAATATTTCCTTTTTTATAATTGAATTTACAATTCCAATTACCTATAAACATTTTAATTCTTAATGATTAATTTATATAATTATTTTCAATTTTTAAATAATTCTATTAAATGATAAATTTTTTAAAATATTTCAAGATTTTTCACGTTAATAAATTAACAGAAACGCCATCTATTGCCACAATTATGACAATAACAAAATTTTGAAGTCGGCTCATCTGCTGACCTGGTTTGGCGCTCAGTATATTCTGTTTTCCAACTTTTACATCTACCACATTTTAAAATACCATCAGGTCTTTCTTCTAATGGAATATTTTTTTGAAATTCTACATTGTTTTCTATTAAACCACATTTTTCTAAATTTTCGTTCCATTTTTCAGGAAATAAATTTTTAGCATCTAACTTACATATATCAAATTCTGATATATTACCTTTTAGAAATTTTAATAATAAATTTGTATTTTGTAATTTACCATTTGGATTTAAATTTAAATACATGGTTAGAGCTTTATTTATATAAACAGTTTTAAACATTTCATTCCATGTTGTATCAACATAAGAAGAATTATAATAATATTTTAGGGATGCATTGAAAATACCTCTTTCTAAATTTAAAATTAATTTCATTAATTCTTCATGATTATGGTCTTTTAAATTGTTATTTTTAATAAAATCTAACATAATATTTGAGTTGAATAATTTAAAAAAAGTTTCATAAACAGTTTTTCTATTTTGTTGTCTTGGTATTAATTCTTCTAATTCCAAAACACCCATTGTATTTAATAAATTATATTATAAACATTAAAAATTCATTTTTTCAAACAATTAATTAATAACAAAATATTTTTTTCATTATAAAATATAATAATGAGTAGCAACGAAAGTACAAAAATATCATCACCGGTATTTTCAGATATTCCAAGTGTAAATTCTTCAGAAATAGATAAAACAGAATATGATGATAAAAAATTTACACAAGAATTAGTTAAAAAATTAGAAAAATTAAAGATGGAAAATGAATTTGAAACAGATTCTTTAATTGAACCAGTAATAGAATCTTCTTCAGTAACACCTGTCCAACCATCAACACCTACAAGCCCTATTGAAGCCGTGTCACCTTCTACGCCAAGTAGTTTAACATCTGAAGCATTATTTGGAACAAATACAGAATCGTCAATTGGTTCTCAAATTTCTACACCAAGCGAAATACAAACACCAGTTGAACCAGCAGAACCAGAATTTATAGAATCACCAAAACCTACAGAACCTACAGAACCTACAGAACCTACAGAACCTACAGAACCTACAGAACCTACAGAACTTACAGAACCTACAGAACCTACGGAATTAATTGACCTAACTGATGTTTCTGGAGATTTAGAGTCTGAACCAATTATTATAAAACCTAAACGTAAAACTAAACGCAAGTCAAAGGCAAAGGCACCTTCCCCAAAGCGTAAAACAGTATCTCCTAAACGTAAAACTAAACGCAAGTCAAAGGCAAAGTCACCATCACCTAAACGTAAAACCTCTTCACCAAAGCGTAAAACAGTTTCTCCTAAACGTAAAACTAAACGCAAGTCAAAGGCAAAGTCACCATCACCTAAACGTAAAACAAAATCGCCAAAGCGTAAAACAGTTTCTCCTAAACGTAAAACTAAACGCAAGTCAAAGGGAAAGTCACCATCACCTAAACGTAAAACCTCTTCCCCAAAGCGTAAAACAGTTTCTCCTAAACGTAAAACTAAACGTAAGTCAAAGGCAAAGTCACCATCACCTAAACGTAAAACAAAATCGCCTTCTCCTAAAAGTAAACCCACTTCACCTAAGCGTAAAACTAAACGCAAGTCAAAGGCAAAATCTCCTTCACCAAAACGCAAGTAAAATATTATTAAATATTATATCAAAAATTTTTTTATTATAATATATTATAAAAAGTTCAAAATGGAAAACATTCGTGAATTAGACAGAACAATTGAAAATATTATGACTCCTGTGTTAAAGAAGCCATCCTTTGTAAAAGGTGCTCTTCATTTAGTATTAATACTATATGCAGCATATGTAGCACCAAAACCACCAAAGGTTGTATTAGATTTATTTGAAAATCAATATTTCAAACTATTCTTCTTTGCATTAATTCTCTGGACAGCCCAATTTACACCAGCCACATCATTATTAATAGCCATTTCATTTTTAATTACAATGAATTATATTAATAAAAAAGCATTATGGGAATTTATGGAAAATGTTGATAATGCAGGTCAACCAGTTGCACCATCAAAGGAAGTTGCATTAAATACATCTGCTGCTGTTCTTGAAAATCAAATGGAAAAACCACAAGTTGTAGACAGTGTAACTGCTGAACAAGAAACTGTTGTTATTCAACCAACTGTTGTACAAACACCTGAAGGAAAACAAACTGTTCAAATGCCATCTGTTGTTGTTGCACCAGCTATGGTTGCTAACGAAAAGGGAGAGGCAGTTCTTGTTAAACCTGATGTAACTGTTCTTAATGTTCCAGAAGCTCCACCAGCGCCTGCTGCTCCAATTCAAGAAGCCGCGCCTGCTCCAACACCAGAAGCTGCAGTTCCTGCTCCAGAAGCTGTACCTGAACAAGGATGTTATCCAATTAGAAAATACGATATGACAAAGGTTTCTGGATATTCATTAAATGATTTTTATGGAAGTATTTAAAATTAAATTGAAAAATTATATTATTATAAATAAATATGATAATATGAACAACAATAAATATGGCGAAAATAAAAGAGATATAATTATTAAGGAGTTGGAAATTTTAAGTAACAAAGAATTAATTGCAAAAAACTTTTTTAAAGTAAGGGCATATAATAAAGTAATTGAACAATTAAAAGCTTTAGAAATTATATCTAATATTAACGACATAAAAAATATACAAGGCATTGGTTCAAAGATAAGAACCAAAATAGAAGAAATTTTAAAAACTGGAAAGTTAAAAGCTGCCGAAAAGGCCCGTGAAATCAAAGACATAAGTGTTTATGAAGAATTATTAAAAATATACGGAATAGGTATTTCAAAAGCTGAGGAATTAATAAACATATATAATATTAAAAGTATAGAACAATTGAAAAATGAAGTAGATAAAAATCCTGATATATTAAACGAAACGCAGAAAGGTGGATTAAAATATTATTATGATATTCAATTAAAAATTCCGAAAGTTGAAATTGATAAACATTTAAAAAAAATAAAGAATTTAATAAAAGGAATAGATACAGATTTAATTATAAAAGGGGTAGGTAGTTATAGAAGACAAAAAAGTGAAGTTGGTGATATAGATATATTGATGACTACAAAGGAATCGAAAAAAAGTAAAACATTTGGCAAAGTAATTGAAAAATTAAAAGAATCAAACTATTTAGTTGCAGATTTTGCAAAAGGAAAAAAGAAATATATGGGTATATGCAAATTAAATAAAAAGACACCATTTAGAAGAATTGATATTTTAATTACAACATTTGAAGAATATCCTTTTGCATTATTATATTTTACAGGCGATTTTGATATTAATATAGAATTAAGAAAAAAAGCATCTGAAATTGGTTATAAATTAAATGAATATGGAATTGTACCAACTCAAAATAAACCAAAACTGGAGTTAAAAACTGAAAAAGAAATTTTTAATTTTCTTGGATACAAATACATTGTACCAAAAAATAGGAATATTAAAAACTTGAAAGAAATCGAATAAAAAAAGCACCTATAAAAGGTGCTCTTTAAAATTTTTTTGGTTATTTTTATTTTTATTGGAATAATTTCATAATTACGAATTCTCTAATTAAAGCAGAAAATTCATGGTAAAAATAAGCATAATATATACTGGCAGTGGGATGTCAGTATCAGTGCTTGCACTTGAAACAGAATCGTCTGACCCAGGAACCTGTGTAGAAGTTGGGGTTGGAAGAGTTGAAGTAGTTCTCGCAACTCTAACCAACGTATCTTCTACCTTTCTACGAGTAGAATCATCCAACTTGGAAAGATTATCTTCAACAGCTTGACGGTTTGCAACAACAAAATTAACAACTGCGTCGTCGTTTTGAAGATTGCGAATTTCATTTTCGATCTCGTTTAGTCCAAGACCAGCTACAAAGCTGCTTGAAAGAAAGGCCATTAAAAAAGGAATAAATCTCATTTTCTTATTAATTTATTTTATCTTTAAATAAAATTATAATTCAGTTTTTTTAATTTTTAAACATAATTTTGCGTTCAAATGTATTGATAAAAAATTGAACAATAATATATAAATATTATAATTAATGAATAAAAAAGAACAAGAATTATTAAAAATATTTGATTTAAAAAACGAAGAACAACTTGACGATGATTTAAAAAAAAAGATGGGAAATTGTTATTTATCAAAAAAAGGTTATGTAATAAGAAAAGATGATTTTACAATAGATGAATTAATAAATATAAAAAAGGATTTAACGGCAAGACCACTTAAAAACGAAAAATATAATACATATAATGATAGAGATATTACATTTCCTATTTATATAGAAACTAAAAACAAATTGTATATACCAAAAATGTATGGAATAGAAAAATTTGGAATGCCTAAAAAAATTTTAAATAATTATAATGGTAAGAAGATGGAATGCGATATTCAATTTAAAGGTGAATTATATGAAAATCAAAAATTTGCAGCTAATATATTATTAGACGAATTGCTTAATAAAACGTCAGGTGGAATTTTATCTTTAAGTACAGGATTAGGTAAGACTATTACTTCTTTATATGTTCTTTCACAATTAAAAATGAAAACGATAGTTGTAGTAAATAAGATTCCATTAATGAAACAATGGGAAAATGAAATTAGACAATTTTTACCAAATGCTAAAATTGGATTTATACAAGGACAAAATAATGTAAAAACAGAAGGATGTGATATTGTTATAGCAATGCTACAAAGCTTAGCTAAAATAGATTATCCTGACACATTATTTGAAGATCATGGTGCTGTAATTTTAGATGAAATTCATAATACATCGTCTAAAGTTTTTTCAAAAATTCTTTTTAAATTAACCTGTAAATATACAATTGGTTTATCTGCTACACCACAAAGAAGCGATGGGTGTGAATATGTATTTAAATATCATATAGGAAATATTGTTTATCAATCACAAAATAAAAAACGTAAAGGAAAAGATCCAATATTACAGTTAATTAAAATAGATACAAATGAATATAAAGAAATAACTACAGTTAATAAATTTACAGGTAATACACAAATACAATTTACAAGTATGATCAATAATTTAATAGAATTACCAAAAAGAAATAAATTAATATTAGAATTAGTTAAAGAATTTATTAAAGAAAATAGAAAAATACTTGTACTTTCAGATAGACGAAATCATTTAATTAATTTAAAAAAAATATTAGATGAAGATTCTTCTGTTTCTTTTTCATATGGATTATTTTTAGGTTCTATGAAAATTAATGATTTAAATAAAAGTAAAGCGTGTCAATTAATTCTTGCTACGTATAGTGCGTTTGGAGAAGGTGTATCAGAAAAAGATTTAGATACATTAATATTAACAACACCGAAGAAATTTATAGGACATTTAAAAAATTCTAATCAAAATGATAGTGGAAAATTAGAACAAATTATTGGTAGAATATTTAGAAAAGAACATACTGAAAGAAATCCTTTAATTGTAGATTTAAATGACAATTTTTCAGTTTATAAGAACCAATCAAATCAAAGAAAAATGTTTTATAAAGAACATTTTAAAAATGCTATTGTAAAATATCAAAATATAAATTTAGATGAATATACATTAGAAGATATAAATATAAATTCTATAGATACATTTAAGAAAAAACAAGTTATAAATAACGAAAACGATTATTCTAATGATAAAAATAATAAAACTTTAGAAAATATGTTTACAAATTGTATAATTGACGAATAATAATAATTATGTTTATTTAATTTTAATTTTAATTAATTATATAAAATTAAAAATTTATTTTCTTGTGAGTAAACATAACATAAATGAATAACGAAACACCAGCCGTACCTCCACAGGTACCACCTCAGACTCCGCCTCAAGGACCACCTCAGACTCCGCCTCAAGGACCACCTCAGACTCCTCCAGACGTCCCACCAGAACCACCTGTTCCAGAAGATACAACTTCCGATACAGAAACTGAAAATACAAACCCTGATACAAATTCTGATACCAGTAGTCAAAATGATTCAGAATGTTGTAATGATTATCCTTGTCCTCCTCAACCAGAACCAGAAAAATGTGAACCGTATTATGTACCAATGACAATGCAATTATGTCCAGTTGTTAAACTTTTTGTTAATAAACCTAAAGTTTGTCTAGTTAACAAAGCAGAATGTATCCCTTGTTTTTTAGAGAAGAAATAGACGACTGTTCATCAGACATAAGTTGCGATTGTTGTCAATATACATGTTGTACTGAAAAAATTAATTATTGTTATGAATATAATTGTTGTGATGAACCTAGACCATGTGCGCCATGTCAATCACAGTGTAGACCGCAAAAACCTGGATGTCATAAGCTACCACACAACCCACACAACCCACACAAACCACCTAAGCCGTCTCACCAGCCATTGAAACATCGTCACAGACATTGTCATGAACATCGTAAGACACATTCTCATAAACATCGTCATAGTATGTGCTGCAATGAACAAAAAAAAACAAAACAATGTTCAAATAAACAAAAAAAGGTGGTTTCACAATATTATACAAATGGATGTAATTATTATAACTATTATTATTATAGTAATTATTGAGCAATATATTTTTTCGGAGTTTTTACTTTTTTGATGATTATTTTGGTTGATTTTGTAGGAGAAATCTTTTTAAATAAATTTAAATAATCAACATACGTGTCAACATTAAAATTAAACATTTTTTCTAATATATTTTTTCTTTCTGTGATAGGCAAATCTATAATTTCATTTAAAATATTAAACAATAAATATATAGAAAAAATATCATATGGTTTCATTTGTAAAGACATTAAATATTTTTTTAAATCCTCCTTATTGAAATTGTTTGATAAAATATCAAGTGCTTTTTTTAATTTCTCTTCTTCACTTGTTATAATTTTTTTATACTTGTATAAATTAGATTTCATTTTAATAATGAAATTTATATCAAACTCATTAAAATAATCTATATATAAATCAAATAAATAATTTTCTTCTTCTGATAATATAATTTTTTCTTTACTATCTATCCATTTATATAATAATACTGTATTAAATAAATATTCTGCTTGTGATATTTTAAGAGACGGTTCTTTATAATTTTCTATTTTATCACCTAATTCTTTCGTTAATTTAATATTATATAATTTAGAATGTATATTTTTCTTTGAAATTTCTTTTGAAAATAAAGAACTTATTTTATTTAATATATTTTTATTCATCAATTCTTATTATTAAATAATAATAAAAATTTTATAAATATTTAATTACCCATTTAGAAAACCAATAAATATGTAATACTAATACTAAACTACTAATAATAAAAACATTTACAACATATTCCTGATTTACATAATATGAACTATTTTTATGAAATAATGTATATATAAGAAACGAATGATATAAAATTCTGGTTGTAAAAAATGTAAATCCAAAAGTTAAATTCATTCTAAATTTATGATGTATTTGTCCAATTGATAAAATAAAGGTTGGAATTTCAGATACAAAAAATAAAGAATAAAAAAACATATTATTTGTAAAAATAGCATATATATTTATTAAAATGTATATAAAATGATGTATATAACCAGTTAATATACCTATATGTTCTTTATAAAATACAAGACCTAATAAAATATCAGAAAATAGAAAACTTGTAAAATAAGAAATATGTAATATACACAAAATTTGCGAGAAGAAAGAAATAGGTGTCAAATAAAAAAAATCTATATTTAAATACACACTTATAATAGATAAAATTAATGCATTTAAAGTACTTAAATAATATGCCTTTTGTTTTGATGAAGAATACATAAATATATTTGTCAATAATACAAAAAATTGCACATTTATTATAGTACAAATAAGAAACAAAGATAAAAATAAGTACATTTTGTTTAATAAAATTGATTAACTATTAATTTTCATTTTTTAATTAATAAATCATACCTCTTTTACTACTAAAATTAAATGCGTCGGTCGTGTCAATTACTTCTGTTATTTCTAAAACAAAACTATAATCAAGATCATTAAAATCATATAATGAACCATCATAATTTACAACTGAAAATTCTAATTCGCTCAATTTATCAAGTGGTACATCAAGAAATTCTTTTGGATTACTTAAATAAGAAAATACCATACTGCCAGGGGATTGATCTAATGTAATTCTCGCAAAAATGTCTTTAACATTTCCTGTATTCATCATGGTTGCTAATTGTGGACAACACAAAAAGGAATAATTTTCACCTTCTAAATTTATAGAACGATTTAAAAAACTATTTTTAGTATTGTCTTGTGTTCCAGAAAACCCATGAAATAAACTATTTATATAAACATTTTGAATATCTAATTTTTCTGTAGATGATGCAAATCCTGTACATTCAAAATTAAACGTGTGTTCATCAATAATATCTTTAACTGTATATTTACGTTTATATAAAAAATGGTCTTCTATTCCACCAACAGGTGAAGTACCATATAAATAAAAATCTTGATTTAATCCAATTATACCATACGATCCATTTGATAATAAAGTAAATCCAAACGGTATTCTAAATGTATTATTTGAAATAACAGCAACTTTATATCCACCACCATCTAATGATGCACCTCCTGAAACGGTCGCGTTTGTTTGTGATATAGTAGTTTTTGCACCATCTTTAAAATTATGTGGCAAATCGGTAACTATCTCAACAATTTTTGGAGTAACAGTTCCTGTTGTTCCATTACTTGATAATTCTTGATTAGCAACTTGTGCAATAACAAATTCGGTAGAACTAATTTTTTCTAAAACTGAAAATGTATTATTTATAGTTGGAACAGAGTCTGTACCATTTAATACAACAGTGTATCCTACATCTACATAATGTGGTGTCGAAGTTGTAATTTTATAACTATCATTCACAGAATCACCAGAACGATCATTGTTTATTATACTTGATATATTATAAACTGCATTAGGTTGTGTAATACTTGTTATTTTGTTAAATCCATGATATGGAAAAGATACAGTTACTATATTTAATCCTATATATGCTTCATTGTTATTTATAGTTATAGGATCAAAACTAACAGTTTCATAATCTATTGTGAATTCATCAGGACTAGGAATACTTAAAACTTGATAAATACCAGTACTTCTAGTTAATAAAGAAGGAGAGGTTAATACATTATAAAATTTTATAGATTGACCTATTTCTAATCCATGTGATGGACAAGTTATTTTAGTAGTTACACCTGGTGTTATATTTGTAACTTTTTTTGTCATTGTTTGTAAAATATGATTCTGAGAAAAAACACCACCTGTACCTATTTCCGTGACTGGATAATTTAATGAATTTGTATTTGTTCCTAATATTGTACCATTTATAATAAATTTAGTTGAAGATAATACAGAAGATATACTATTATTCCCATCAAAACTTGGAACACTAATTGTATCTGATAAGGTTATTGTCTTACCAATATGCGTATTATCAAAATTATGATTTGAAAATGTTTCAATTGATACTGTACTAATTGTAACAGGTGATATAGATGAAATGTCTAATGTAACAGCATTAAATGTAATTGTTCCTGTATCTGTGATAGAGCCTACTATTTCACTTGGTGTTTCTATATAAAATGTTGTAGAATTTACGATTCTTGTAATAACACGATTACCATCTATATTAGGAGATGTTCCACTTCCACTAATATTACAAGTTTGACCAACATAATCAAATGTATTTGTAAAATTATGTGGCAATTTGGTAACAATTTGAGTCTGATAAATATTTTCTATATTTTTGATGTAATTATTTATTTTAACAGAACTATTTTCTAAAGGAAATCCTATATTTTGTGCAACTGTATTAGAATATTCACCAAACAATAATTGAAATGGTGCTTTTTGACCTAATTTTACAGAATTACCACCTCCTATAAGAGTTTCTATTGCTTTTACATTAATTTCAAATGATAATTGAGAATCATTTATTACAGTTGCGGTATGTTCGCCGTTTAATGTTGTAGATGGAATACCTGAAAAAGTTTTGGCTCCCAATATATAAATTTGCATTTGTGTTCCAACTTCAAATCCATGATCAGCCATGTTAATAAGAACATTGTTTGAGTTTGAAATTACGCTTATAGGATCAACAATTAATTGATTTAAAATAAGAGATGTAAATGTGACAATATCTGTATCAATATCTAAACTAATAACAAAATTATGGAAATCTGTTGTTTTATTTTGTCTTTTAATTTTATCTAAACTATTAGTAATTTCTGTTTGTAATGTTGTTGCCAAATAACTTCCTATACGTAAATCTACATCATATACAGGATATGTACCAGTAACATCATCTATAATATGTTCATCTATATCTTCTTGGTTTCTCCAATATATTTTATTATTATTGGTATTGATTACAGCATTTGTATTTGGAAATTCTATACTTGATAAACGAATACTTCTAACATTATAAAATGTTTTACCCAAGAAAATTTTAAAATAATTAGGTTTACTATAGATAGCCTTTGTTCTATCTCTTGAATCTATACTGACATATGTTTTTATTTCTCTTGTCCCCCTTTTTATATCCATACTTTTAGTACTTTCGGTTGCTGTTGTAAATTTATTTGTATTTAATAAACTACTACCATCATTTTCTTCATCTAATTGAAGACTTCTTATAGAAATTCTATCTAAACTTTGTTTAAGTTTTTCATTTTCTGATTTTTCTAATTCTGTCCTATAATAATTTTTAAATTCATCATTGAATTGAGGCGGTACTTCAGATGATAATTCAGGTGTTTTTATAAATTGATTGGTTGATAATAAATCATTTTCATCCATTTTTTCTTATTAACATAATTTAAATTAATATGTTAATATGAACTAATTATATTATTTTCTCTTAATTGATTCTAGTAATAGTAAAATAAATATACCAAAAATTACATATGACCCCAATTCCATCATTTCTTGAATTCTTGCTTTATCATTTGTAATTCCTAATTGTTTTGTTAAAATAGAAGAACATTTTGAACAAGATAATACATGGTTAATATACGATTCGCATATTTCAGGATTGTTATTAGTATTACTATATAATTCCTTTAACAATTCTGCAGGTAATGGTTTATTATAAAATCTAAGATTGTCTTTTGATTGATCTATAGTATCTTGTTCTTTCTTAGTTGTTTCTAAAGGAATTTCAGTTTTTGCTGATTCTTTAATAGCTTCTTGTATAGGAAGTGGTAATTTTGATTCTATAGTATCTTTTGGAGTTGCAGCTTTTGATTCTAATAAATTTTGCGTAAAACTTTGTAATTGATCATTGATTGGTGATGGTTGAAATGCAAATGTTGCTGTTGATACAGAACTTAAACTATTATAAATTCTTTCATCATATATTTTAGAAGATTCGAATTTCGGAAACACACTTTTAATATATGAATAACTCATAGTAATCTAATATATCACAATAAATTATTTTTTAATTTTTAAAATAAATAATTAATTTTCTTGACTTAAAGTAATGAATATAAATATTATATTTAAAACTGTATTAAAAGGTATACTTTTAGCTATACTTTATTTTGAAATAACAAAATCTAATGACACAACATTCAAAAATGTATTTTTATTTACATCTTTTTATACAATTATGTTAAATGGTGCGTATTTAGTCGATATAGATCCAAATGTTGTAACAACCGCTTTTATCACAAAAACTGTTTTTACATTAGTAGATGAAAGAATTAAAAAGAAAAAAGAAAACTAAAATAATATTATCATATTTATAATATTATATTAATAAAATGTTGTCCTTTAGAGTCCTTTAAGATTTGAATTTGTCTTTTTTGGTCTACCTCTCCCTTTTTTACCTTGACTTAATGGTATACTTTTAAATAAATCATCTGAACTTTCTGTTTCTAATTTTTTTTGTAATTCTTTCTCCTTTTCTTGTTTTCTTTCGTTCATTCTTTGGAGAATATTATTTAAATCAATGTCGGTTCCATTACCGCCTACTAAATTTGGATCTTTCATTTTTGAAGGACCTCCGTCATCAGTTGATTCTGAAAAATTATTTTGTGTGTGTTGTGTGTATTGTTGTTCTGTAAATTGTTGTGCATACTGTTGTTGTGGCATAGCATTTTGATTACCAACAAATGAACCTATAAAATTTTTAAATGGATTAGATGATTCCATTTTTGTAATTTTCTTTGTAATTGTAAACATGGTTGCTGAACTAATAATCATAAATAACATTTTCATTTCTGGAGACATTTGCCCTCTTCCCTTATATTTTTCATACAATTCTGCTAATACTTCATCATATTCTAAATTTTCAAGCGAATAACCCATTGATTCGCTCCATCCATCTAAATCAACACCAAGTGGATCAAATTTTGTATTCAACATTTCAACTCCTTGTACACCTAATAAAAGCATTCGTTTCAAAAATGAAACTGATCTTTCAGTTTGAATTTCATTTTTAATTCTCTCATATTCATTTTTAATTTCATCAAGACTATTATTCATATCAAGTTTTAAAGAACTGAATTTTCCATTTGCATTTAGTTTATTAAATTTATATAAAAATTCACTTTTCTCAATTCTTATACTATCAATCCTATTTTCTTTTGTAACTAATTTTGCTTTTTCCTTTTTATGATCATAAGAGTTTGCATTTGAAGAAAGAGTCACTGACGAAACTTCCTTTTTACGTTTATTTTCTTTATATGAATTTTTTTTAGATGATTGTTTATCTTGTTTTTTAACTTGTTCAGAATTTACATCTGTTTCAGTATGTTTAATAGACATTTCAATACTTTGTTTATTTAATTTCTTTTTATTTGCCATTATTTCTAATTGTGACAATGAAATATCTTCTGATTCTATTTCTATTTTACTATTATTTGAATTTTTACTTTTTGATCTAGAACTCATTTTGTTTTTTTGACTTCCAGAATCATTTAATAATTTATCACTATGAGTGTTTGTATCACTCATTTTCTTTTTTGTTCTCTATAAATATTAAAAAAGTTAATTTTAAACAAATATTTAACAAACTTATTTTTATGATTCATCTACATGTGACATTTGAACAAAACGCATAATACCAAGATCTGCTACAAAATATTCTAAAATTAAAGGTTTATCGTTTGATAAAAGAATATTCATATTTTCGCATAAATGTGACGCCTTAATAAAATTCATTAAATAACTTAATTTAAATCTTCCCTGTACAATTTTATCATTTGACTTTTCGAATTTAACTGATCTAATATCTTCTCCATTTTGTTGTAATATTTCTTTTTGATCTTTATTTAAATTATCATCTATTTCACTAATTGCTGTTTTAAATTCTGCTAATCCATCTTCACAACCAAATATTAACTGTTTACCAACACTTTTCATTTCAACGACTTTCCCTTCTAATAAATGAATATCTTTAATAATTTGTTGAAACTGGACTGATGGCATATTAATAACATAATCAAATGACATGTCTGAAATATTAATAACTTTGTCTTCTAATGCAAGTAATGGAATTTTATAATCCTTGACTTTTCCCATAAATGGATCTGCCAATTCAATACCTAATTTATCTTCATCGTCTTTATTCATATAAAACGTAATAGTTTCTCTTCTGTTAGCGGACTTGATTGTTTTGAAAAATACAGTTGTATCAATACCAAGAATAACAGGCTTTTCACAATTATAAGATTCAAATTTTTGAGCATCTAATTTAATATAAGTCAAAGAAACCTTTGAATTATCAAGTGTTGAAATTTTTATACCATCTTTATTAATTAAGATATTTGTTTCTTTAATATATGGTTTAATAGTTTCAAAAACTGATTTAATAATAATGCTCTTAAGAGTTTTAATTTCAAAAATACGTTCAGACATTTATAATAGTATAAAATTCAAATTTTTAAATCAAATAACGAATTAATTTTTTTTAATTAATTTTTGTAATTTTCATTTTTTTGCATTATTAATTTATTTATTATAAGTAAGTGATACAATGTCTTTTACATCTTATAGTTTTAAAGATAATATAGTAATAAGTGATTCTAAATGGATTCGTTGGTTAAATTCAAGTGGCACAACACGTGCAAATATATTAGGAGTTGATTCTAATAATGTATATTTAAATTCAGGAGCTGAAAGTTTATATATAAATAACAATAATAATAGTTATACATTTATTAATAATAGCAATTCTAATAATGTATTAATTGGGTCAAAAATGTCAATTGGAATAAACACAACAACTAATTTAAATGCAAATTTAGCAATTGCAAGTACAGGATATATAGGTACAAATGTAAAAAACGGATATATTGGATTATCTGGAACATATTCTTCATCTCATACAGATGGTAGTTTAATTAGATTATATGGAAATAATAGTTCTAATTATGGTCAAATTCACATTGTATCAGGAAATCATTCAAGTGGACATTTAAATTTTTATACGAATGATAATTCTTTAAAAATGCAAATCATGAATTCAGGAATGGTAAATATATCACCGAATGGTTCAGATATTAGATTATCTGTAGCAGACAATATTACAACAATAACTAATGTTACGAAAATAACAAACACAACACAATCAACAGATACAAGTACAGGTGCTTTACAAGTTTCTGGTGGTATGAGTATTGCGAAAACATTATATGTTGGTGAATCTATTATAACAGGAAATGTGCAATATGGTACAATTTCTTATGGTAATTTATATGCTGATATATTTAATATTGGTGTTACAAAAACTTTGTCTTCAACATTTTTAGCTGCAAATAATGTATCATCGCCAACAAATATAACAGGTTTAATTTTTGATAGTAATAATATAAGAAGTTTTCAAGCAACAATTTCAGTTGCTATTATTAGAAGTTCAGGTGGAAATTTATATGAAAATATAAGTGTAGAAGGTCATTATACAGAAACAAATGGGTGGGTTATATATACTTCTAATATAGGTGATGTAAGTGGTATTAATTTAAGTATAACTTCAATGGGACAATTAAGATATACGTCATCTAATATAACCAATTGGAATAGTACAAGTTTAAGATATGTTGTAACTTATATTTCAAATACAAATAATTACGAAGGAATTAATATAACATCTGGTACATTTAATGTGAATACATTACAAATAAATGATTCTACAAATGCTATATTTAATTCGCAAAATGGTTCATTTTATTCATTTGGTGGCGGAACTTTCGATAAAGATCTTGTTATAAAAGGAAGTATTATATTTGCAAATGCAACTGGTACAAATATTATTGCGACAAATATAACAACTGGTACGTTACAAGCAAGTACAGGAATTACGTCTCCTATAGCACAACTAACAAATGCAAATATAACAACAAGTACTATTGGTACATTACAAAATACAAACCTAATTTCAACAAATATAACAACTACTACATTAAGAACAACAAATGATATTTCAACTAATATAACAACTGCCACACTGCAAGCAAGTACCGGTATTACTTCTGCCCGTGCATTAATCACAAATATAAATTCTACAAATATAACTACAACTACATTAAGAACTACAAATGAAATTTCAACAAATATAACAACTACTACATTAAGGACAACAAATGATATTTCAACAAATATTACAACTGCTACACTAAACGTGACTACAGGAATTACTTCCGCTACTGCATTATTAACAAATGTGAATTCAACAAATATAACAGCATCAACATTAAGAATTACAGGTGGTGGACTAGTAGCAACATTTAATTCAAATACAATTGGATCTCTTTATACAACAAGTGGAAATATTGGTATTGGAATGACATCGCCAGCATATACAGTTGATGTTAATGGTAATATAAATGTATCTGGTGATTTATATAAAAATGGTGTTGTATATTCACTTGGGGGAAGTTCTCAATGGACTACATTAGGTTCTGATATTTTTTATACAGGTGGTAATGTTGGTATAGGGACAACAAGTCCATTCTATAAATTACATGTAGATGGTGATATATATGCAGTTGGAAAAGTTGTGGCATTTTCTGATGAAAGATTAAAAACAGATATTAATTCTATTGATAATGCATTAAATAAAGTTACAAATTTAAGAGGTGTTGAATATAAAATGCTAAATACGGATGAAAAACATATAGGTGTTATAGCACAAGAAGTTGAAGATATATGCCCTGAATTAGTTGTATCAAAAGCTGATTATAAAGGAGTATGTTATGGAAATATGGTAGGTCTTTTAATAGAAGCTATTAAGGAATTAAATGAAAAAATAAAAAAGTTAGAACAAAAGTAACAAAAAATGCTAACAAAAAATGCTAACAAAAAATGCTAACAAAAAAATTCTAACACAAAAAATTCAACACAATTATTTTATAATTATTTTATTGTTTAATTATAGAATGTCTAAAAGAATTAATTTTAACTTAACAAATGATACATCTGGTAATTTAGGAATAGGGACAACAGCACCAAATTACAAATTACATATTGTAGGAGATATTTTTGCAAGCGGTGAGGTAACAACTACATCAGATTTACGTTTAAAATCTGATATTCAGCCTATAGATTTATCTGATAATAAATTATCTAAAATTCAAAATTTAAAAGGTGTTATTTTTAAAAAAACAACAGACGTAAATAATAATATGCATATGGGATTTATAGCACAAGAATTAGAAGAAATTATACCAGAAGTTGTATATACTGATTCTACAGGATATAAATCTATTGCATATGGCAATTTAACAGCTTTTTTATTTGAATATATAAAACATTTAAATAATAATGTTGAAAAATTAACACAAAATGTAGATGAATTAAATAAAAAATTAAATGAATTAAATAATAAAATTAATTAGTTTCATTTAAAAATAAATTAAATGAATATAATAATAAAGAATGAATAAATGCGTATTAATAACAGGGGGTGCCGGATTTTTAGGAACTAATTTAATAAATAAATTTGTTATAGAAAATTATGTTAAAAAAATTATAATAGTTGATAATTTTATAACTGGACAAAAAAATAATATAATCAAATTAAACCAAGATGAAATCTTTCAAAAATTAAAAAAAGCTTTTAGTATAAACATAGAATTAATAGAATGTGATATTTGTGATTTTGAAAAGTTAAATAATTTAATTTTACAAAAACATGAATTTATAGATGAAATTTATCATATGGCAAGTCTTGCTTCCCCTCCATTTTATAGAAAATATCCGTTAGAAACACTAGATGTTGGATATATAGGTACAAAAAATATTTTAGAATTATGTAAAATATATAATAATAGGAGAAAATGTAAATTAATGTATACAAGTACATCTGAAGTATATGGTGATGCAAAAGAACATCCTCAGAATGAAAATTATTATGGTAATGTAAATTGTTACGGATCAAGATCATGTTATGATTGTTCTAAAAGGATAGGTGAAACATTAATATATACATATCGTGAATTATATAACTTAGATACAAGAATAGTCAGAATTTTTAATACATATGGTCCATATATGAATTTAAATGACGGTAGAATAGTTACAGAAATAATAAAAGCAAAATTGTTAGATACAGAACTTAATATATTTGGGAATGGTAAACAAACAAGATCATTATCTTATGTAGATAATACACTTAATTTAATGATGTTTGTAATGAATTCTGAATATACAAGTCCTGTCAATATTGGAGATGATGAAGAATTGAATATTAATGATTTAGTTCAAGTTATTAAAAATTTAAATACAAAAAATTCTTATTTAACAAATGAAATCAAAGTAAGATATACAGAAATAGATAAAGATGACCCAAAGGTTCGCAAACCTGATTTATCATTGATTTCAAATATTATTAAGTTAAATGGATTGAAATATAATAAAATAAATTTAGATAGTGGATTATTAAAAACTATAGAATTTTTTGAAAAAGAATTAACAATGACACAATGAAAAAAATTAAAAAAACAGCACTTAATAAAAAAATAAATTTTTTATAGCTTTTAAATTTTTTATAATCACGTTACCAACACACACAGACACACGCACGCAAAAATGACAAATCATAATTTTTTTATGTTGTCATTAAAATTTCTGTTAAAAAAAATATAATATTGATTATATTACAGAAGCTACCTATAATTACAATGATTATTTTTTACATTGGAATGTAGAAAATTCTATGATTATAGGTCCAAAAAGAAATTTGTATGTTTCTAAAGTAATGAATAATTATATAAAGGAATCATTATATAGAACAAAACCAAAATTTCTTGTTTTTCCTATTATTTTACATGATTCTAATTCTATATATGATCAACAATATACTACAAATATAAATTTAAGCCATTTAATTGTAATATTATATAATTTACAAAATGGGTTTTTAGAATATTTTGATTCCGCTAATAATTTTAAATTTTTCGATGCGCATTTATTGTTTAATGTATTTATAAACTATATTAGAAATAATTTTCAATCAATGACAATAAATTATATTATGAATGTTAATCAATATGATAATAATTTATTAGGTATTCAGCATATACAAGAAAAGGAAATACAACTTAATGAAAAATCTATTGGTAATAACATTGGTTTATGTGCAATATATACGCTTTGGTATATAGAAAAAAGATTATTATATAAAGATGATGATCCTAATATAATGATAAAAAGAGAAATATTAAATAATTGTAGTTTAACCAAAATGATATTAGATTATAGATTGTATTTATATCAAATGTGTATAAATAATATCAAGATTATAAAGAATAATAAAAAACATTTTGAAAATAAATATATAGATATAGAAATCATGATAGATTTAATTCATATATTTGAAGAAAATGAAGAAAACGAAAAAAATAAAATATTAATAAATTGAAATGTCTATATTCCTATACATTACCTATATTCGTACCTTACAATTACCTATATTCTTACGATTACCTATATTACGATAAACATAACGAAAAAAAAATTACTCACGCATTAATTAATAACTATAAAAACACATATAATAATTATTGCAAAATGCAATGTATAAAGTGTTTTTGAAAACCCTTCGCTATCTATACCAATACCATATTCCCTTGGTTTTCCATTTGGTTTAAAAAATATTGGTAACTTGGTTAAATACAATAAAAGTATAACTAAAATTAGATAGAAAAATTTAGTTGTATCTATATTAAAAATTTTCATAGTTATATTCCTTATATATATATTTGAAAAAAATAAATGAATAAATTATTTTAAATATTTAATTTAATATAATTAAATGTTTAATGTGTTAAAATATTTTAAAGAGAATTATAATTCTATTAATAAATATGAGTTTTTAGGTGTTTCAAAAAATGATAATAATATTTTAAAAAATGGAAAAAAAGTTAAAAAATTAGGAGATGGGGGATTCGCGACGGTAACATTATATAAATGTAAAAATAAATTATCATTTGCATATAATAAATTATTTGTGATTAAAAAAATTACTTTGAATGGTGATGGGTCTAAGTTAGATGCAGGGTCAGTTAATTTTGACAAGTCTTTTGATAAAAAAATAACAAAAGTAGTTATTAATGAGTATATAATGAATACATTATTAATTCATGAAAATATAATTAGTGTACATGGATTAGATATTTATAATTTGGCACTTTTATATAAATATGAATATTCAAAGGATTTATTATATTATTTTATGGATGATAATTTTGAACCAATTAAATATTTTAAATATTTTATTCAAATTATAGATGCAGTGAGATATATGCATTCATTTGGTATAGCACATATGGATTTGAAATTGGAAAATATATTATTAAATCCGATTGATAATAAAATAAAAATAATAGACTTTGGACATAGTTGTTTTTTTAAAAAAGGTAGTGTTTTAGTATTTCATAAAGGAATTAAAGGAACAGAATATTATATGCCACCAGAAGTATGGAAATCTGCTTATATGGCAGATAAAGTTGACGTATGGTGTTGTGGGATGATTTTATATAACTTTATTTATAACAGAATTCCATGGGAAAAAGCTTTAACAAATGATAGAGTTTTTATAAAATTTAAAAAATATAGAATGCAAAATGCATTAGATAATGAATTATTTAAACATCCTACTTTGTATGGATTTAATTATGATGATTCCTGTATAATATTAGAATTATTTTTAATGATGTTTAATTTAGACTACTATAATAGATGTAATATTAACAGCGTATATAGAAAGTTATTAAAAATAACACTTGAACAATAATATTTATTATTTTTTTTATTTACATTAGTTAAGAATAACTAATTAAATGAGTGAGAGATTAGCTAAATTGTATCAACAATCAACTTTATTTCATCCAAGTAAATTTGAGGTCATTTACGATTATCCTTTAGATGAAAAAACTTTATTAGATGTACATGAACAAAGAACTCAACCAATTAAAAGCTTAGAAAATTTAAAATCAGCTGGAAAATACAAATTAATGGAAGAAGAAGATATAACAAATGACACAGATACAAGATTTTTATTCAAAAGTTTATATACAGAAAGTTTATTAACAGACCTCTTTTTCTCAAAAAGAAATATTGAAAACATTCAAACAGTTATAAGATATCTAGTTTTTAAATATACAAATGAGGTTATAGATAAACAATCAAGTAATGAATTATTAGTTGTAATGAGATCTGTCTATTTAGAATATAGTTCTCATCCAGCTATTATAAAACCAGAAATGTCAGATAAACAAAAACAAGAATTATATATAAAATATAAAAATGAAGTAGAACGACTTAACCAAATTGTATTTAATACAATTGTTCCTAAATTAGTTTCGCAATTACAACAGTATTTAGATTATTTAAGAGATGTAAGTCAACAACCACAACAAATGGAAAGATCCAAGAATGATAGTATGAAGGGTCAAAAAGAATACAGAAGTGTTACTCAAGTTTTAACTGGAAATTCTATATAAATTTTAAAAAATATAATATAATTTAAAATTTAGTAAGAAAATATTTAATTTATAAAGCTTTAACTTTTGTAACATATTTATAAATAACTGTTGTACCATTATGATTAACTTCGGTTCTTTTATTAATACGAGAAACTTTATATCTATAGACTTTATTTGATGAATTCTGAGTGGTTTCTCTTAAATAAATTTCTAAACTCATACGTCCTTTTTTATTTTGTGTTAGTTGTGAAAAGGCTTTGCGTGCAGCATTAGCTGGAATTTCAGAAACATATCTACCTCCTGTAAATGGTAATTTTCTCCCTGCAGTATTATAAACACAATTTACTGTAAATGTTCTTTGCATTTATTAATAATCAATAAAAAATAATTAATAAATTTATAAAATAATTCCATGATAATAAACATTTCTTTAATGAAACATATAATATAAAAAATCACTAAAGAAAGATGTTTTCTTTTTCATCCATTCAGACAGTACAAATAAAGAATATTTAAATAATTCAACATCACATTTTGATATTTTTAATTGACCAAAATATGAATTTTTTATATTTACATTTTCTTGGTTTTGGGAAATACATTGAATATTTTTAAAACGTCTATAGTCTATAATATGTTCTCCATTTATATTTATATAATATATACCATTTAATTTAAATAATGATATTTGTAATTTGTATTCTCCTTTACGAAATAAAAAATTCTCAGTATTTAGTCCAGAATATTGTTTGAAAATAATATCTCCACATTTTTCTTTTGTATCTGTTATATCAATATTGTCTATTTTTTTATTATTTACAATTAAAAAATCTTCATCCATAATCTATACTCTATATTTGTTAAATATTTAAATAAACAGAATTTGACAAATTTAAATTTGTATTGTAATAATAATCTTTTTTAATTGTTTTTAAAAATTTTGTACTTATTTTTGGTTTATTTATATCATCTAATATAGTCATCATATCAAATAATTGATTAGTACATGCATAATAACATATATATTCAAGTATATCATATTTATATTGTACATTATCTGAAAGAAAAATACCAAAATAAAAATGCACATTTTTACAATATAAATCCATAGAACTATTTGAACATGTGTTTTTAACAAAACAAACAAAATCAGTTAATATACCTGTATCTTTATCATATACTAAAAATTTATAAAATATATCATTTTCAAATATTTCTTCTAATTCATCAAATGTAATGTTACTACACATTTCATAATTTTGTAAATTGTATTCAATTAGACTATAAAATAAAGAATTTAAATCAACATCATCTTTATTTGGATTCATTTGAATAATTTTATGTTTATTAAATGTCATTGGATATGTAAAAGTATTATAAACTTTGTTAATTGGATCTTTTACGTAATTGTTATTTAATATGCCAATTTTTGATAATAAGTCTAAATTTATTGGTCTAAAATTATAATATTTTTTTATTAAATTTTTGTCATTTATTTCTGAATTTAATTTGAATATACATGATTCTAAATGTAATTCGTTTAGTGTTATATTTAAATTATGTTGTATTTTTTCAAAAAACGTATATTTATTTTCATTTGAAACAATGTTAAAATAATCTACAAAAAATATATGTGCATAATCAAATTCTTTGTAATCATTTTTTTTAGTTACTGTTAATCTTAATTTATTTTGTGATGTTTGTGAATACATTAATGATGTATGTCCTAACATAAATCCTTTGATATTTCTAATATTTAAATTGAATGTATAATTATCATAAAAAAGGATACATAGAAAATTAGGATTATTTACTAAAAATTCTATAAAATCAAATGAATGTAATACATGTGCAAATTCATATGAAAATTTATCAGTTTTGTTTATAATTTGTAATAAATAATTAATTTCATCAAATGTTAATGTATCTTTTATTTGAAGTATCATTACTTAAATAAAATATAAAAATGTTTTATAATACATATAATTCAAAAATTAATTTTTTAGTGTCTTTTCTTTTTAGTGTCTTTTCTTTTTTTCTTTTTCTTTTTAAGAGCATCTTCATAAACAAATTCTATTTGTGGTGACGCCAATGTTTTTTTAATTAATTCTTCATTAAATTTTAATGCATTGTTTTTTATTTCTGTTTTAGGTTTGACATTTTCAATAGATGTTAATGATTTATAAGAACCCCAATCAATATATAAATAACATGGTTCTATAAATTCAACATAATATTTATTTTTTATTAATGTTTGAATTAGAAAAACTATACATGATTTCATGTCATATAATGGATATCCAATTAAAACAGTTGGTACTTCAAATATAATAAATGTTTTATCAGTGTGTCTATTTGTATATATAATTTTATCTATACATTTGTTTAATACAATTTTAAACATATCTAATCTGGCTTTTTCTTTTGTATTTTTTTCATCGTGTAAAGACGAAATGGATGGGATATTAATTTTAGACGAATCCATCTCTATAATTATTATAGAAAAATAAAAAAAAAACATGATCGAATAGTAAATTTATTTTATATACAAATGATAATGGTATGTCGTATATAATAATTTATGGATATGATTCTGCAATGTTGGATATAATTAAAAATGATAGAGTTATATTAATAGATCCTTTTCCGGAAAATATAGAAGCGATTGTAGAATTGCAAAAAAAATACAATATTATATTTTTAAAAAAAATTTTAACAGATACCAAAAATGAAGAAACGATTATTTATAAACAAGACAATAATAAATATTCATTGAATAAAATAGACAACTATATAAAAAAACATAAAGTATTTACAACGAATCTTGATAATATTTTAAATGAATATAATATATTTTGTATTGAAAACATTTATATAAATTTAAACATTTCAAACTTGGATAATTTATTAAATAGTTGGAATAAGTTTAATTATTTATTTAAAAAAATTACATTGCCATTAATGATTAAGAGAGAGTACTTAAATAATGTTTTTTTGAATAATTTTCAAGAATGTAATACAAAGTCAAATTATATATATTATACACATAAACAAATCATGAATAGAAAAAATATATTATTATATGATGTTTCTAATAAACAAAGTTTAAACAAAAATAGGTTTGAAAATTTTATTAAAATGAATGATATAGAATTTTATTCAATAGAACCTTGTTCTTTAGAATATATATATGAAAAAATATTATATAATTTAGATAACATTTTTCAAAATGAAAGTTTAAATTTAAGAAATTATGATATAATTATACAATTTAATTCCGACTACTTTATCAATAATAAATATTTTCTAATAAATTATGACATAAAAGATACTGTATTATATATAAGTAAAGAACATGATATTATATATTCTACAAAAAATTGTATGCATATGTTATATGAAGTAATTAAATCAAAATATTTTCAGGATTATATAGAAGAGCAAAAAAACAAAAGAAAAAAGCTATTCAAAATATTTTCAAAAAAATTATTTTATGAATATATTGAAAAAATATTTAAGTTAATTTATATTTAATATTCTTTCTTGTCATGGTCTAATTCATATTCGGACATGTCGTTTTTTTGATTAACTGAATTAGACAAACTTTGTAATTGTAAATCGCTTACGCTTGTACTTGTATTTTTATTGGAAAAATAACTTAATAAACTTCCTGTTTTATTACTTAATGAAGTAAACACAGAAAATACATTATTAAATACATTAAATACACTACTTTTGTTTGAGACACTTGACTTATGTTGATTTAAATCTTGAAAATAAGTTACCATATTTGATACAACATTTTTTACAACTGGTAAATTATATTCTTGACCTAAATAAACACCGAAAGTGATTAATAATAATGAGAAAAACATTTTTAAAACTTGGGAGTTAAGGAAATTTTTAAAGTATTATTGGATAATATATTATTTAATATATATTATCTTTAAATTAAAATAATTATTATTTGTTTAATTGTGTTTAAGTGTATTTAATTGAGTTTTAAATATATTTAATTATATTTTGCAAATCTTCTTTCCATAAATCTTTTTCAGATTTAGAAAGAATATTATTTAGTTCTTCATTTTTAGTATTTGTTTGTTTATTTAATTCTTCTATTTTTTCTAAACTTAAAGATAAGAGTGGCATTTTAATCAAATAATCATAATTTTTAGAATTAGAATTCTCTTGTTTATGTTCAATATCTTCTTCGTTATCATTATGGTCATTTTGGTCATGTTGATCAAATTTTTTATAACCTTTTTCTTCTAATATTGATATTATAATGTCTTTTGATTTTCTATTGATGTTTAATTCTCCAGAAATGTATTCTTCTATAAATCTAACTTTTGATTGTAAGATATTTAATTCTCGTGTTAATTTTTTAATTAACCATTCTTTTCGTTTTACGTAAAATTCAAGTCTAATGTCGTAAAAGTCAAGTAATAAATCATTTGGGTTTGCGTATCTTGTAGGAAGCAAATTATCATCAAACACATACATATTATTTGTGGAAAACGTTTTACATAGTTTTAATTCCTTTTCAAGTGTTTTATTTTTAATTAATTTATCAAGATCTTCACTGTTTTTAAATTCTACGATAAATACAATATTTGAATTTTCATCAGTTGTTTTATTTTGTACATCTTTTAACTCAAAGCTTTTTGTAGATTTTTTCTTTTCATTACCTGTTGTTTTTTTATTACCACCGCTACTGCCACTTGTTGGAATTAATGATTCTAAAAATTCTTTATATGTAGTTACCCACATTCCAACTGGCAATTCTGTAATTTTAATTTGAAAATCAGACATTCTTTCCCATTTACCTCTTGATATAAATGTTCCAGATGTTGTTTCTTCTATATTTCCATTAAATCCTCTAAAATAAGGTTTCATTTCAAATGTTTGTTTATCTTCCATTATTCTTTTAAGATTCTCTATAATATCACTTGGATTATATGGTGGAATATAAGTTGAATAACCTGTTCCAATACCTTCGCATCCATTAACTAATACCATAGGAATAATTGGTATAAAAAATTCTGGTTCAATCAATGTTCCGTCGTCATTTAAATAGTTAAGTAGTTTTGAATCATCTTTGTGAAAAATAGCTTTTGTAATATTTGAAAGTCTTGTATAAATATAACGAGGGCTTGCAGCATCCTTTCCACCACCATAACGTGATCCGAAATTACCATTAGGATACAAAATATTTATATTATTTGATCCAACAAAATCTTGACCCATTCCAATAATTGCTTGTTGTAAACTTGCTTCACCATGATGATAACTTGTTTCGGCTGATACATAACCTGACAACTGTGCGACTTTAATATCTTTTGTAATATCTTTTTTCAACATATAATGCAAAATTTTTCTTTGACTTGGTTTTAATCCATCGCATAAACTTGGAATTGAGCGCATATTGTCATAAATAGAAAAATGAATAAGTTCTTTGTTAATAAGATCTTGATAACTAATTTTCTTTTGTTTTGAATCTATATAAGAATTTTTATCATAAGTTCCGAGCCATTGTTTACGTTTATCTGAACATTTTAAAGCACTTGTAGTAGTTGTAATTTCGCTGATACTGTCATCACTTTCCGTATCTTTAATCATTTTTGTAGTTTTAGACGTTTTAATATTTTTATCTTTTTCAAATGCAAGAAGAATTGATTCATCACATTTTTTATCTTTGTGATAGTAATCAACTAAAAATGAATCTAAATTTTTGAAGGAATATTGAGCATCTTCTTTTCTAGAAGTACCTAAACCTTTGAAATATCTAATTTGAAATGAATTTACATTTGCCGTCTCTTTCCATTTGTTATAATCTTGTTCAGTGAAAAATTCAATAACATTTTTTCCTTTAATAGCCTTAACAATCGGTGTACGTAATGTTTGAATAAAATTTAATTTGATTAAACTTGGCCATTGTGCATGAATAAAATTAACAAATAAACTTTTTATATGACTACCATCAGTGTCTGCATCTGTTAAAATCATAACCTTACCATATCTTAGATCAGAAGTATTAATATATTCTTTTCCTTGTTTAAGACCAAGAATTTGTTTTATATTATTTATTTCTTCGTTGTTGACCATTTGTTGTGCTGATGCATCACGGATATTTATAACTTTGCCACGTAAAGGAAAACAACCAAATTTTTCTGGGCCAACAATTGAACGACCCCACATAGCAAACGTCTTTGCTGAATCACCTTCTGTCAAAATTAAAGTACATTGATCTGATTTGCTTGTTCCTGCCCAAAGAGCATCTTCTAATTTTGGTATATAAACTTTATTTTTTTTTGATCCGTCTGTTTTTTTTGCAATTTCCATTGTTTCTTTTAATTTATGATATTGGACAATTTCTTCAATAATTTGTGATTTCCAAAGCTTATCAATAAATTTATCAGGTATATCTATTCTACAACCAAAATCCTTAACTTGTGTTGTAAGATATTCTTTTGTTTGACTGTTAAATTGAGGATTTGCAACTGTTGCTCTTAAAAATAAGAACATTCTTTCGCGAATTAAAGCTGGTTTTATGTCTTTTAATTTCTTTTTTGTTTCTAAAAGAGTTTTTAGTTTATTAACTATCTGATACATAATATGATCAACGTGTTTTCCTCCATTAAAAGTGGAATTTCCATTAACAAAAGACACTTGTTCAAATTGTGAATAAGGAATAATTGCATATTCCCAAACAAATTCATTTTTACCAACTTTATGACTTTCAGATTCATGGTAAACTTTACCCATTTCATCTTCATTAAAAAAGTATTTAATATAATCAATAAGACCTTTTCCTTTAAGTTTTTCACCATTTAAAAATATAGTTACATTTTTATTTGTACATGCTATACAGTCATAAACTCTTTTTGTTAATAAAGAAACAGTGTCATGATCTAACTTTTTCATTCCAAATTTTGCGTAGTCTGGTAAAAATGTAATTTTTGTATAACTTTTTCCACTGTTTTTTGTCACTTTGGGTTTAGATTTGTTTTCTAATCCATTTGTGTATTCTTGAATAAATTTAAGTCCATTTTCAGAATCTATGGTGTCAACTACGAAGCGTTTTGAAAAAAGATTTGTTAATTTTGAGCCGAGACCATTTGTACCAGCACCAGTTCTCTGTTGAGTGTCATCATAATTACTACCAGACAATAAATGACCAAAAATAAGTTCTGGTACATAAATATTATGTTCTTTATGAATAACAACTGGAATACCACTTCCATTATTCCATACAGAAATCTCACCAGTTGTTTGATCGAAATCAACTTTAATAGTAGTCACAGTAGAATCACGTGCAGCATGATCAGTTGCATTTGTTAATACTTCGTCAAAAATCTTGAGAAATGCTGGCGTATAAGACACGAATTTTTTAATCATTTTATTTTGTTGATCGTCCCAACACCATTGTTCTTCATTAGTATTTTTTGTATCACCCACATACATTCCCGGTCTTTTTTTTACATGTTCAATTTGAGTTAACTTTTGATATTTTTCTTCAATAGTTTTTTCATTTGATTTCATTTTAATTCGTAAAGATCTTATAAAAAGTAATAATTTAAAAAAAAATTCAATTTTAAATAACTTTAATTGAGTTTAGTTTTTAGAATTAGTTAATTGTCATTTATTTTTTTATAGGCGATATTTAAGAAGTAATGCCAAAAGAAATTTTGAACAATAAAATTATATATCAAAATATATATGGTAGAATAGCAGAATTTGATGGATTTTTAGATCAAGGTGTTACAACAGGAGATTCTCCTACCTTTGGAAATTTGTATTTAACAGGTAATGCTAATATAGATGGTAATTTATATGTTCAAGGAAATACAACTATTATTAATACAAATGTGGTAGAATTTGAAGATAATATAATACTAATAAATAGATTAGAAACTGGAGCTGGTGTAACATTAAATCAATCAGGATTTGAAATTGAAAGAGGGTCTCTTGAAAATTATAGGTTTGTCTTTAATGAATCAGATGATACATTTAAAATAGGTGTAATAAGCAATTTACAGGCAGTTGCTACAAGACAAGATACTCCTTTAGTAAATGGAATAATGACATGGAATAATACTGATAAAAGAATTGATTCTGTTGATTTGATCCAACTTAATACAACATTTGGATCAACAACAAATTCAACAAGTAGTACAAATGGTTCATTAATGGTATTGGGTGGAGTAGGTATTAAAAAAGATGTTTTTATAGATGGTGAATTAAATTTAGTTGGATCTAATGTTACAAATAAAAGTAAAATTTGGACAGACACTATTACAAATATTTTAACGATTCAAAGTCCACAAGATATTAATCTTACACCAACGACAAAAATAAAAATTCCCTTTGACAAACCTTTGACATTTGGAAATGATAATCAGAGTATAAAAGCAAGTTTAGCAACAAATGATATAACTATAAAAGGTTCTGGTCATGTTAAATTTGATTTACCATTTGGAAAAAGAATTGATGTACCAAATTTAATACCAATCACTTTTTCTACACAAGATGAGAAAATTTATGCAAACGGATTAAACAATATGGTTATAACGGGAAGTGAACATATAGAACTAACTCCAGGAGATGGAAAAAGTGTTATTTTACCTGTAAACATACCAATTACATTTTATAGCAACACACAAAAGATTTTTGCAAATTTATTGAATGATTTAAATATAGCAGCTGCAAATAATATATATATAACACCTGGATCAAATTTAAATGTGGAAATTCCTTATAATGCCAATTTAAAATTCGGAAATGGAGGTAATCAAACTATTAAAAGCGATACGTCTAATGCTTTAATTATAAGAAGTAATGATGAAATAAAACTTACAGCAACTACTTATATAAAAGTACCAACAGCTGTCCCTATAGCGCTTGGTAATAGTTATCAAGAAAGTATGACAAGTGATACATTTGGTAATTTAATATTAAATGCAAGTTCAAAAATTAAATTAAATTCAAAAACGGAATTTTTAGATACCACAAATTCAACTACGTCTGCTAATGGGGCCATTGTAGTATCTGGTGGAGTAGGAATTACTAAAAATTTAAATGTAGGTGGAAATGTATCAATAACAGGAAATTTAACAGTACAAGGAACTACTACTACGGTAAACAGTGAAGTTGTTACATTAAAGGATAATTTATTTGTTGTTAACAGCGAACCAACTAGTGAATTAGATTGTGGGTTATTAATTAAAAGATTATCAGGAAATTATGCAGGCATGTATTATAAAGAATCAAGTGATGAAATAACATTAGCATATACATCTAATGATCCAGGACTTGCAAATGTAATAATTGATTCATACATTCCGTTTAGAGCAGATAAAATTAATTTAGAAAATACACAAGATGCTATTAATTTTAGCACTGGTAGTATAATTGCACAAGGTGGTGCAAGTATTAAAAAGTCATTAATAGTTGGTAATAGCATAACAACTGGTTCATTAAATGTCACAGGACATTCTTATATAAATCAATTAACAGGCGGTACAGTTACCATAACCAATTCAACAATTAATTCTTTAAGAATTATTAATGATTTAAATGTAGAATCAAATACAGATGTTATAAATTCTACAACTGCAAGTTTTATATTAAATGGAGGAATGTCAATATTAAAAACTTTGTGGGTAGGTTCAAAAACAAAAATATTTGATACAACATCCTCTACATTTACAACAGGTGCATTAATATTGTCTGGTGGTATATCAATACAAAATACAGAAAATGCATCAAGTATTACATCTGGTGGTGGTATTACAATTAGAGGAGGAGGAAGTATTGAAAAAGATTTGTATGTAGGAAAAAATATAAATACAAATAATATAATAGTAAATTCAACAGATAATTCTACAAATGCCAGTAGTGGTTCTATTGTTACAAATGGTGGAGTTACAATAAAAAGTTCTTCAAATTCTGAAAGTTTAACAAACGGTGGGGCTTTAACAGTTTTTGGAGGAGCGTCTTTAAATAAAGATGTTTATATAGGAGGAAATTTATCAATTAATGGTGCTTTAACCAATATTGAAAATGATTTAAATATAGACAATTCATTAGGATATTCTGGTGGTGGTGGTATATATACAATAAATAATACAACCGGAAATTCACAATGGTATTATTTAGGACAATTAAATCAAACAACTGATTTAAATTATTTTGATTGTGAAATAACAAATAGTATAAATAATTCATTATCGCAAAAAACATATAATTTAAAGGTTGTTATTTCAATACAAGATACATCGGTTTCATTTCAACAAAGTCATGTAGGAAATATAAATTACAATGATACAGATAAAGGTGATATATATTTATATAAAGAAGGACCTTTAATAAATAATTATCATATTTTTTATAAAACATGTCTTAATAGTAGTTCTACATTAAGGATTCTCCATAAAACAGATACAAGAATAAATATAATAAATGAAGGCACTAATTCAAATGAACCAAATGGCGACACAAGTGGATATTCTACATCATGGGTATTTGTAAATTCAAGTAATAAAGAAAGTAATTTAAATTATAACATTGGAAATTTAACAGCTGATGGAAATATATTAAAAACGGCTGATCCATTGCCTATAATAGGAAATAATACAATATATACTGATAACACAGAATCAATTAATAGAAATGTTGGTTTAATGTTTTCAAGATATCAAAAAGAAAATGATAGTTCACTTGGTGATATTATAACAGATACACCTTCATTTACAGACACAATACCAGATCAATCAACAGCTTCTCCTACACAAATAAAATTAAGTAATTCTGCAAATAGTACAAACAATTATTATAATGGTTGGTGGATAAAATGTGTAGGGCAAGTTAGAAGAATTGTGTCTTATAATGGTGCACAAAGAATTGCTCAAGTTGAAACAGAGTGGACAACACAGCCAGTGAATGGTACAAGTGTAAATTTATATAATTTTTCATATTATAGTATATTATTTGATGAACAAGACAAAAAAGCGAAATTAATTTCAACATCAAGAAAGGAATCACAATTAACGAAAATTGATTATATATCACTAGAAGCAAAATCATTGAATTTATTTGATACAACATCTTCTTCAAATGCGTCTACTGGATCCATTGTTTCATATGGTGGTATTAGTGTAAATAATACAACAAATGCAAGTTCTTGTACAGAGGGCGGAACACTTACAACATTGGGTGGTGGTTCATTTAGAAAAAATGTATATATAGGAGAAAAATTAGGAATAGGTCAAAATAGTTTTTCGTTAGATACTTCTTTACATATAAAACAACAAACAAGTACAATTAAATTGGCAAATGATGCAAATGAATATTCGTATATTGATTTTGAAGAACAATCGAGTTTAAATAAGTTTGGTATTTTTTCTAAAAATTCAGATGGAATATTTTGTTTAACATATTCTTCATCTAATGCATCTCCAAATACATCAAATAGTTCATTAACTATTAAATCAAATGGTAATATTGGTATTCAAACAACAAGTAATATTAATTCAGCCATAACATTTAAAAAGGATAATATTATATCATTAACAGAAAATAATGGATATTTAGGATTAATTTCAGGTAATGCTCAGAATATCGCAAATAGTTATACATGTGGTGCAAGTATATTATTAAATGGATCTGGATCGTCGGGTGATTTAAATTTAAGCACAGGTACAATAGGAAATTTAAATATATATGCACAAAATGTATTAAGATTTAATTTGAATAAAGATGGGATAATAAATTTTTATTCTACAAATGCATCAACTAATTCTACAACAGCGGCATTTTTAATAAATGGCGGCATGTCAATTAAATGTACTGAGAATGCGGTATCTTATACTAACGGCGGATCATTAACAATTGCTGGTGGTGCGTCTATTAAAAAAGATACATATATTCAAGGTGATTTATATGTTAATGGTACAATAACAAGTGATGTTGATGTAACACCTTTAATCTCTTTTTCAAATTTACAAAATTGTACATTAAACACTTATGGTAACAATTCATTAATTTTAAATGGTACAAAAGCTTTATTATCATTTTATGTAGAAGTATATCCTACAACAGCAAGTCAAAATTGTCAACTAGAATTTGATTTACCAGAAAAACTTTCAAATTTAACAAAAAGAATGGATTTAATAGCAACTTGTAATGGGTACACAGATGATACAGAGTTAATTCCTTTATTTAATACATTATGTATTGGAAAAACGGGTTCAAATAAAGGAATAATAAAATTTCAAAGCAATTCTATTAATTTGCATTATTTAAATATTATTTGTAGATATTCAACTGAATAGAATTAAAGACAATTAAAGACAATTAAAACAATTACTCAAAATTACTCACTCAATAAACTTGTGTTCACCTGGTTTTATAACTGAATCAATATTAAACAATGGATTAATTTGTTTTATTAAAGCAACACACATTTGTCTTTTTTCTGGACATTTAACAACTTCAGATAACATTTTTTTTAATAAAAGTTTTTTATTTGTATGAGAATCTATATTTATATCTTGAATTAAATTCTGTTTTTCTTGAACATGAAGATATGCCATAAAATAAATATTTACAAACATCATAAATACGCTTTTATCAGTATTAGACTCTGTGTTTTTGTTAACAAGATTATTAAACTCTTCATTGAATAAAGAATCAACTAAATCATTTATAAATGGATAAATCATAATTTTATCACTAGACTCGTTATTTTTACTACATTCGCCACTTTTTTCCATTATATTAATATAATTTATATTAATAAAATTATATTTAAATTAATAAATTTTTAAGCATACCAACTTATATGTTTTCCTGTTTTTTGAATTGTTTCAAATAAAACATCAATATCAGTATTGCCATAAACTTTAACTGTTTGATCTTTTAAGGAAATTTCAACGTTTGTAACTGTATTTAATTTACGAAGAGCTCTTTCAATTGCTCCAGAACAACCAGAACAATTCATTTGTACTATAAATGTATAAAATTTTTCATATTCGTCTAACATTTAATATATTGATCATGATTTAGAAATAAACTTCATTTTTTTATAAAATTTGTAAAAATATATTTTCATCATTATTATATTTATATAATTCGACGTTATGTTTTAATAAAATATCGTTGGAAATTCTATCAAGTTCTTGCGAATACTCATTTATATATACAACCTTTTTAATTTTACATTGTAAAATTTTTTTGACACATCCTATACATGGACTTAATGTAACATATAATGTAGAATTTTCTAATTCATTTTTTGATACATAAAGTAAAGCGTTTTCTTCAGCATGAATGCACATACATAAATCTAAATTGTTACCAGGTATTTTTTCATTATTACATCTTAGACAACCGCCATTAAAACAATTTAAAGTATTTTGTGGGGTTCCATTATAACCAAGTGACAAAATGCGATTATCTTTTACAATAATACATCCAACTTGTCTTTTAATACAATTGCTTCGTTTACTTGTTAATTCAGCGATTTTTATAAAATATTCATCCCAGCATGGTCTTTTAAACATTATGGCTAATTATTTAAGTATAATATATTTAAATAAAAAATAGAATTATTAATTTATTTGTTTGTTGATCCAAACCCGCCTTCACCTCTTTCTGTTGATCGTAATTCTGAAACTAATTTAAAATTTACATCTGATAAATCGGAATTAACAAGTTGTACATATCTTTCACCTCTTTTTATTGTAAATGATTCTGATGATGTATTCATCAAAGGAGCTTTAATAGATCCAACATATCCTTTATCAATAAGACCAATTGAATTTTTCATAATTAATGGTGTTTTATAAATACTTGATCTCGGTAAGGAAAAATATGAATGATAGTTATATCTTTTACCAAATACCAATTTATAAAACCATTTGTCTGAACTAACGGATTGACATTTTACACCTAAATCAACTAAAGCAGTTTCTCCTGGTAAAATAGTTAAATCTTCAACTATAAATAAATCTAAACCAGCATCTCCAGGATGATATGTACTATGATTTTTATATAAATCTAAATCTCTTTCTTCGTCAACTAATTGTAATAAAAATGTTTTTTTCATTTTATAACTTTTAAAGTTTTATTTTTAAATCAAGTTTTTATTTTTACTTTTATTTTATTATTCATTTTTTCATGAATAAAACATAAAATTTTTTTCTATGTATATATATAAGTTAGTTGCTATGTCTGCACAAATCTTAGGGTTTTTATGTATTAATGGCGTTACAACTGCAGGTATAATATATATATTTAGATATATGACTGATATATTCAAAATACAAAGCAATAATGAAAACGATAAAATAGAATATTTAATGACAAAAATTTGTAATTTAGAAAGACAAGTCAATAATTTAAATCAGTCATTAGAAGAAATGGAAGATAAATTCATTTCTAAAGAAAATCAAATGATGAAAAGCACTTGTGAATTGAATTCCAGATTAGAAGAATTTATTGATTATAACTATAATGTTCTTGAATAAATAAACCATATTTTAATAAAATTAATTTTAAAATTTTTAAATTAAAATTAATAATAAATTGATCAAATAACGACCAAGAAATTAAATAAAAAGGAATTAAAGACCTAGGAAAACCAATAAATTATTAGTTTCGTCTTGATTATCAAGAATATGATCTTTTGTTGCATCTTTTGCAATTTTTTCTTTTAATTCATCAACTGTTAAATCTGGAAATCTATTTAAATAATGATTAACAACACCTGCATAAATTGGAGTAGCCATTGATGTTCCGCTATATTTTGCATGTTTATTACCAGGAATAGTGCTAATAATATCAACACCAGGAGAATATACATCAGCACATTTACCATAATTTGAAAAATATGCTCTATTGTCATTTTTATCAGATGCCATAATAGTGATAACACCATTTGCGCTTGCTGGACTGACTTCACATGCATCATTGTCTTCATTTCCAGCGGCAACAATAATATAAATATCGCCATATGACAAAAGTTTTTCAACAGCTTTATTAATAACAAAAGAATATCCACCGCCTAATGACATACTTACAACACTTCTTAATTTATCACCTTTTCTTAAATTTTGAAGTTGCTCAGAATGATGTTTATATACTTCTTGTAGTCCCTGTAAAATACTAGTAAAAGAACCGTATCCTCTACAATCTAATACTTTAATTGCAAATAAATTTGCATCTTTACATGCACCAAAATGTCTACTTCCAATAAGACCTGCACAATGAGTTCCATGACTTTGACAGTCACTGTCATCTTTATCTGCAAAATTTGCGAGCCATGTAGCTCTTCCTTCAAATTCAGAATGTTCAATATCAATACCAGTATCAATTACATATGTATTAACTTTAACATTGTCGTTAACATGACAAGATCCTGTTTTATTATATGGAAAGTTGTCATTTAATGGTAGATTTCTTTGAGCAATACGAGATAAATGCCAAGGAATTTCGTTTTTACGATGTGTTCTACCTCTAATATTAAAAGATAATTGTCCAGGATATTGATCAAAAACAATACTATTAGTATATACATCAAAATAATTTTCAGAAGGATTTGGAACATGTACATAACCATTTTCTTCTACATGAAATAATTCCAAGAAAGTAGATTCAAATTTTTTAAAATTATCAGGTGATGATTCATATACTTTAAGTTCATCAATAGATAAAACTTCTTGTAAATTATGTTCATTGGCAAAAAAATTCATATTTGTATTTAAGGAATATAAACTTTCTTTTGGTGTTAATAAATAATTTTTAGAGATAACATAGCAAAAATTATATCCTATAAGAAATAAAAACGGGATTAGATTCATTGTTTACTATTTGAATATTAATTTTTTTTTATTTTTTGAACTTAAGATGCGAATTCAATTGTTAAAAACCCATTTTCTATTTTAATTACATTATATGATAAGGCAAATGTATATAAATATAATTCAGAATTATTATTTGGTAATTTTAAGGAAAGTATAATATCATCAATACGTGAAGCATTTACACTACCAAAAGGTTGATTTTCTTCTGGTTTTATGCTAAATGGCATATAATAAATATATTTAATAGGAATTACGGAATGTGCTGCGTCAGGTGTAATAGTTCTAAAATATATTTCTGGTAAAAATTCATATTTTCTACGTCCGTTAAAAGATAATGATATTTCTTCAATTAATGCTGTATCGTTTAATGAATTTGAATATGCAAAATAATTATTTGTATCAACCGATGTTTTTTCTACACAAGCAAAAATAAATTCTTTTATAGGATTATTAAATTTTAAATAAGAATTATAGATAGAATTGGATGCTGGTATTAATTCGTCATTATTATATTGAATTTGATCAATAATATATGTATGTGTTTGATTTTTAAAAGTATCTAATATAATATCATCTAAATATATATATTCAGCAATAACGTGTGATTGTAATATAGAAACAGGTTCTGGTTCCGATCCATCATAATTAATTACTTCTGAAAAATCTCTAAATTTAAATGATAATTTAATATCTTGATAATTCATTGATAATAACGGTAATGCTAAATTATATTGTTTACAAAACCAAAAATCTAAAGGTATTATTAAATCAATGGGCTTAGTCGCATTTCTTTTACCAGATGCATATAGATCATTTTTTAATAACATTAGATTTTTACCATAAACTTTTGAATTATTTGAAACTTCATCCCACATATTTAAAAAATGTGGATATATTTTATCAATAACCACGCCTCCTACTTCTAATTCTATTGGATCTTTAAAAATAGCATAACCAAGTGTATCAGACCAACAAGCATATGTTCCACCATTTGGAGTTAAAGCTGGAAGTTTTAAATGTAAATATAATTTAGATAATAAATGCCCTTTTTTCAATATATTACATGTTGTTTTTTTATTAAAAGTTGCAACTTCGTTTAATTCTAATTTTACAGTTTCAGTTGCGAAATTTACATATCTAAAATAAGAATATTTAAAAATATTAATTTGTGGATCTTGAGTAAGATATATATCTTGAATACCGTTACTTTGAAGTTGTAATAAAGTACCTGTCATAATTAAATATTATCAATAAATTAAAAAATAACATTAAACAATAATTTTATTTATTATATATAATATATACAATGTCGAAGTTAAGAAGACCACATTTTCATAGTCTGGTTGTGTATGATAATGGAAAAATAATTTGCAATGGTAATCGTATAGAAGAAATAGGTGATCCAATTGATGATACAGATGCGTGTTCAAAAAATTATATAAAACAACATTTATTAAATGTTGGTGATTTAAAATGGTCTATAATAAATACAGATCACAACGGATGGTTAAAATGCGACGGAAGAAGTTTATCAAGAGTTACTTATGCGAGTCTTTTTGCAATTATAGGAACATCTTTTGGATCAGTTGATGGAAATACATTTAAATTACCAGATACAAGAGGTAGAACAATTGGAGGAATTGGTACCGGAACTGGACTTACAAATAGAACACTTGGTCAAACAGTTGGCGAAGAAACTCACACGATCACTGTAAATGAAATGCCAAGTCATTCGCATACAGGTACAGTTGATTCATCAGGATCGCATACTCACACAATAAATGATCCTGGACATACACATACACAAAATACAGTTAATGATGATTATAATAATAGTGGTGGTAGTCCACCGGGTTTTACTGGAGATTCAGCAGGTTCGCAAACATGGTCTAATATTAATTCATCTACTACAGGTATATCTGTTAATTCGTCAGGAGCACACGTACACACATTTACAACAAATACTACAGGTAATGGTAATTCCTTTAATATAATGCAACCAACTTTATTTATAGGAAACACATTTATTTATAGTGATGTCGAATAAAAAAATGCCCTTTCGGGCATTATGTTTTTTTAATTTTTAATGTTTTTTAATTTTTAATGTTTTTTAATTTTTAATAATTTTTTTAATTGTTAATTTTGAATTCATTTAAGCTTGGACACCTCTCTTAGCACGTGGCTTTGTTACCTTTGAAACAACAGGCTTTACTTCTTCAACCTCTTCTTCTTCCTCTTCTTCTTCTTCCTCCTCCTCAACTTCTTCTACTTCTTCTGAATCTTTTTCGACCTCCTGTTCAGCAGTATCCAAGTCTTCTTGTTGTTCAACTTCTTGTTCAGCGTCACTATCGTCAAGCATTGCATATCCAGTGATTGTCTTTTGATTTCTAAAAACCTTTGCTTGAACAAGCTTCCATTTTGCAGATACCTTAGTTGAAATGGATAGATAAACCAACTCAAGTACAGCAATAACTTGACTGCCCTTTGGAACAACCATATCAAAGTTTGATTCATTCATTTCCAACATTTCCTTGCTTTCATCAAACATCAATACAGGAGTCTTATAACGCTTGTTACTCAAGAATCTTCCTGTAAAATTATCAGAATCGCCGTCACGTTCTCTATCCAACTTTGCACGAACACGAGATGGATAATCAAGTACATTTCCATCTTTGTCAGTTGCAACACGAACTGACGGGCTATAAAATGCTTCTTCAATAGAATCCATGCTAATCTTGGTCTTACCAAGCCATTCCTTACTATGGCTCATAATATTTTTCTTAACAAGTTCATCAAACTTTTCAAGTTTATTGTGAAATTCACGAATTTCCACAGAGTTCTTATCTTCTTTGTCTTCACCACCAAAACTTAGTTCCAATTCAAAGGAATCATCTTTGTTATCAACAGCATCCTTTTTGCGCCAACGCTTGATACCATTTGGTACATACATCTTAGGGGTTTGCACCAAAATTTTACCACCATTATAATTTACATACACCATTTTACGTCCATGATTATCAGTTTTAACATCAGAGAAAGAGACCTTAGATAAATCCAAATTAGTTGCTTTGATTACAGACATTGTTAATTGACTATTATTCGTTACTTTTTTTCTTATGTTTTGTATTTGTATTATAATAAATAATATGGCAAAAATATTTTCAATTTTTTTTAATTTCACATTTAAAAGAAATAATTTAATTTAAATATAACGTAATTTATTCAATATAGAATGTCATTGGCATCTGTTACAAATAAAGTTCTTGTATCAAATTACTTTAAAAGTAATGTGAATAAAAATACAAGATATGAAAAATTAAAATCAGAATTAGATGTTGATACCAAATTAAGTTTATTAATGAAATCGTTAACTGAATTTTATAAAGATTTGCGTTATATAAAACAAATCAAAGATATAGTTGATCAACATAGTGTTATATCCTTGAGAATTCTTGATTGGTTTATTACAAATTATGCAAAAAAATATAGAACAATTATTTATTATAATAATAAGACCATTGATGTATATCAAAATTATAAATTACAATTAAAATCATATAGCAAAAGTGCGTTTGATCCATTTTGTAGAAAAAATAAAATCATATTTTATTATACAGAGGAAGATTATATAGAAACATCTTGTGGTCAACTTTGTTTTTTCAGATGGTGTTTTGAAAATAATATCCTTGATTATGTAAAGGAAAACCTAAGTTTGATTGAACAAGATATGAAAAATTCATTAAAAAATAAAAAATCAAAGAATAGTAGCAATAATGAAAGTAATGAAAGTAATGACGCTAATGATGATTCTTCAAGTGCATCAAGTTCCATAAAAAAAAGACAACCACTCAGTCTTTCTGCATCAAGAAGTGTATCTAAACAAAAAGTTACATATACTGTTACATTTGACTAATTTCTAATTTGTAGAAAACATTGCCTTAAACAATTATTTTATAACGTATTTTAATGTTATAAAATAAATAGATGATTAATTTAATTCATATTTTAATAATAAACTGTTCATAACAACTAACACACTGCTTAAAGACATTGTTAATGAAGAAAAAATTGGATTTAAATGAATTGGATAAAAAACACCTGCTGCCAATGGAATTCCTATAATATTATAACCAATAGCCCAAATTAAGTTTATATAAATTTTTTTCATAATTTTATCAGAAATAATTTTTAAATTTAAAATATCATTTAATTCTGATTTTAATAAAATTACAGAAGACGAAGATAAAGCCAAGTCTGATCCAGTTTTCATAGCAATACCTACGTCTGCTTGTGCTAATGCAATACTATCATTGCCACCGTCACCAACCATTGCAACTATATTTGTTTTATTTAATCTTTGGTATTGTCTTGGTACACCTATAACAAATTCATTAGAATTACATTCATTAGAATTACACTGAATATTAATAATAGCTTGTGCCTTAGATTCTGGTGATAAGTCTGCAATAACATTTTTTGAATCAATCCCAATTTCTTTTGCAACTTTTAAAGCACATTGTAAATTATCACCTGTCAACATCCAAATATTAATATTCAAACTTTTGAATTTTCTAATTATAGATGATGCATTATTTCTTATAGTATCAGATATAGCGAATCCGGCTACGATTTCATTATTATGTTTTTGTAAAACAACACTATAACCTAAATCATCCCATTCTTTTAATTTTTCTTCTAATTCAATACGACATCTATTATTATATAACCAATTTTTACTTCCCAAATAATAATTATTGTTTTCTATAGAACATTCTACCCCCTTGCCAAAATGAATTTTTTCACTTGAAATAGAAAAGTTATTATTATAATTTATTGAATATTTTGATAAACAATTTGATAATGGATGATTAGATATATTAGATAAAGTATATGTATAATTTAAAATATTTTGATCATTTTTCATAATATAAGAATCTACAACAGACATTTCGCCCGTTGTTAATGTTCCTGTTTTATCAAATATAAGAGTATTTATTTTAGACATTTTTTCTATAGAATCTGCTCCATTTTTCAATAATATACCTTTTGATAAAGACATTCCTGACCCAATCATTACAGCCATAGGTGTTGCCAATCCAAGTGCACATGGACATGCTACAACAATAACGGATATTGATAAATATAAAGCAAATGTAATATAATTAAAACTATTTGGTAAATCAATAACATTAAAATATCCTATAAAACACCATATTATAAAATCTACCAATGAAATAATTAATACTAAATACACAAACCATTTACATATAAAATCTGTTGTACTTTGTAATTGAGTTTTATGGATTTGTGCATCTTCTATTAATTGGATGATACGATTCATAACTGTATTTTTTCCTGTTGCAATAACTTTAATATAAATAGGATCAGAAACATTTATAGTTCCATTATATACAATTGAATTAATATCTTTAAAAACAGCTTTAGATTCACCAGTTAACATGGATTCATTAACATATGATGTATTTAAAATAACTTTTGCATCACATGATATTTTTGTATTTGGTTTAATTAAAAGTATGTCTCCTATTGTAATTAATTCTTGATCAATTTCAATAACATCATTGTTAATTAAATTTTGAGAATTTTCAGTTTCAGAATTTTGCAAATTTTTTACTAATAATACTTTTTTAGGATGATCATCAATAAGATTATTCATTATTTGTGCAGCCCATATTTTTCCAGTTATTTCTAAATATTTACCTATATATATAAATACAAAAATAAAAATAGAGGATTCAAAAAAGGTATGATAAAGTTCATTTTGATGTATAATATTTGCAATAACTAATGTAACGCTAAGAATATAAGAAAGAGTTGTACTTAAAATAACCAATGTATCCATGTTTAAATTTGACTTATTTGAAATTTGTTTCCATACATTTTTATAAAATCTTAAACCAATCACAAATTGCATAAATGTAGATGTAAAAAACATTATTATTGTCATTAAACTAAGACCAGGTATAACAACTGGAATAACATCAGAAATAGAATTATTTAATATCATAAACAGCATATTTAAAACAGCAATTAAACCACATAAAATAGATATTACTAATTTTTTTGATAAATGTTTTTTTTCATTTTCTAATTTTTCCAAAATTCGTTTTTCTTTAATTTCTTCATTTTTTAAAAAACAATGAAATCCCATTTCATTAACTTGATCAATTAGTTGTCTTATATTAATAATACATTTATTATATTCTACGATAGCAGTTCCTGTGATTAGATTTACTTTAAATGATTTAATACAATTTTTATTAGAAAAAGCTGATTCTATAGAAGAAGAACAAGAAGTACATGTCATACCATTAATAATTAATGTTGATTTTTCATATAAATCCTGTAATTCTAATTCTATATTTTCTGACATTAGAAAATGATATATTATTAAAAGAAAATATCTAAAATTGTTCAATTTTTAATATTTTGAACAAATTTAATAAAATAATAAAATTTTTAATTTAAAGATGATTTAATAGTTTGAATCTCGTGTTGTAATTCTTTAATACATTGTAAAAGTACAGCTGACATATTACCATAAGCAACAGATTTATAACCATCAGAATTAGTTTCTACTAATTCAGGGAATGATTCTTCTAATTCTTGAGCAATAAAACCAATTTCATTTTCACCAGAATCTTTTTTTGTATAAGTAACTCCTCTGAAATTCTTGATTTTATCTAATGTATTTTCTAAAGTATTAATATTTTCTTTTAAACGAATATCAGAAGATGCTGTTACTGTACCAGTAGCCGCTACATTACCACCAACATAAACATCTTTTATTATAGAAGCACCACCCGCAACATTTAGTGACCCGCCTGTTCCAAGACCAGTTGCATTTTCAGTATTTTCTATATAAACTCTACCGGATCTGATAGGAATATATGTATTAACTGTAACAGGACTTGATCCTGGGTCACTTGAAGTAGTAGCAAAAGTATATTCATCTAATGCTTCTTTATAAAAAACACCTGCATAATTAACAGAACCAGAAGTTCCAGATTCATATCTTTTTACTAAAACACCACCATCAGCAAGACCAGCTGGACCATTATTAAGAACAAGTAAATTATCTTCCATATTTATATTTTGTGTATCAACAGTTGTGGTTGTTCCTTGAATAGTTAAATTACCATTAACAACTAAATTTTGTCCGATATACAAATCTTTAGCAATACCCATACCACCAGCTACAATAAATGCACCAGATGTTGGTCCAGTTGAATCATTTGTAGATGTTACATTAATTTGTTCTAATGTAAATGTATCGCCAGACAAAGATAATTGTTTATCACCTAAATAAATAGTACTTCCTGATAAATATAAATCTTTCCATCTTAAAGTAGAAGATCCTAAATCATATGTTACATTTGTAGATGGAACAAGATGTCCAGCTACAGTACCAGATCCTGCATAAAATGATCCAAATGTAACACTTGAATTAAAACGAGCTGTGCCATTAACATCAAGTTTTACAGACGGACTTGTTGTACCAATACCTACATTTCCGGATGTTTCTATAACAAGATCAGAATTGGACATACCAATAGAAATTGGACGTAAAGTTCCAGATCCAGATGTTTTGGATTGAAAAATAATTCTATCATTTTCATAACCCATACCAAGATATTCTGTATTTGCATATGAATTATTACCTGGCCCATTTAATTTATATAATCTAATAAGCGTATTTGATCCATTATTACCACCAAAATTAAAGAATGTATTTCCTGCTGTTGAATTTTTAAAATCTAATCCAACATTAGCTGATGTATTAAAAGAACCAATTTGATAATTTGCACTTGTAACAGCTCTAAGATTAATAGTTACATTATCTAAAATTCTTATATTACCTGATGTTAAAGTTGATATATTTGCATTTGTACCAACAAGAGAACTTGATGTCATGTTTGTAGCAATAGCATTTGATACATTTAAAGTACCAATAGTACTTGATGTAAAATTCGTATTTATTCCTACCAAAGATGCAGATGTAATATTTGTAGCATTTATATTATTAATAGTTCCATTAGTACTAATAAAAGAACTAGATGTTATATTGGTTGCATTTATATTTGTAAAAATACCAGAACTTACAGTGGCATTTGTAAAATTTGCATTCGTACCAACAAGAGAACTACTTGTTATATTTGTTGTACTTGCATTAGTAAAAGAAAATGAACCAACTGTTATATTTGTGAAATTTGCATTTGAACCAACAAATGAACTGGAAGTTATAGCTGTAGCATTTAAATTAGTAAAAATACCAGAACCAATTGTAGCATTAGTTAAATTTCCATTTGTTGCATTTAATGAACCAGCAGTTATATTTGTAGAATTTACATTAGTAAAATCGCCAGTTGTACCTACAAAACTTCCAGAAGTCACAGATACAACGGTTGCATTTGTCAATACAAGACTATTAACTGTTGCATTTGTAATATGTGCATTTGTACTTGAAATTGTTCCAGCGCTTACATTAGTAGAATTAATATTAGTTATATTACCGATTGACCCAGCAAAAGACCCAGCTGTAATTGCAGTACCAGATGCATTTGAAAATAAAAATGAAGATACAGTTGAAGTTGTTGCATTTAAATTAACACCAACAACAGACCCAGAACTCACAGATGTACCGCTTGCATTTGTAAAAACAGCAGACCCAATTGTAATATTTGTTAAATTTCCATTAGTTGCAGATAAAGATCCAACAGTAGCATTTGTTCCATTTAAATTTGTAAAAGTTCCAGTGGTAGCATGAATAGTACCAGCAGTTACAGTTGTTGCATTTACATTTGTAAATAATCCAGAACCAATACTTGCATTAGTAAAATCCGCATTTGTACCAGAAAAAGTCTCAGAATTAATAGAATTAGCAGTTACATTAGTTACTACAACAGTTCCGATTGTTGAATTAGTAAAATTTGAATTTGTACTAATAATATTACTACTTGTTAAATTTGTTGAATTTATATTTGTAAAATTACCAAGTGTACCAATAAAAGAACCTGAAGTAACAGCAGTTGCACTTATATTTGTAAAATGTCCATTAGCAATAGTTGTATTTGTAAAATTTCCGTTTGTACCAATCAAAGATGCTACTGTAACATTTGTTGTAGTAAGATTAGGTACTGTAATATTGGTCACAACAAGAGATGTTGATGTTATATTAGTTGCTCTAATATCAGTTGAACGCAATGTACCGGAAACATCTAAACGATACTGAGGTGATGTGGTACCTAATCCGACATTTCCAGCTGTATAAAAAACATCAGTTCCATTAGTTGCCCAAATAGAACTTCCACTATATGGACTACCATTTTGATAGAAATCTCCAGTAAAATTAATGTCACCACCAATATCTAGAGTAAATGCAGGAGAGGTTTTTGCAATCGCAATTTTAGATCCAACTATTAAATTTTTGGCAATAGACGCATCACCCATTGAAGTTATTGCACCACCATTAGAAAAATTGGTAAAAGAATTTGCGTTTTCTCCTACAAGTCTTCCAGATGAACCAATTTTTAAAACATTTGAACTATATGTAATGTCTGAACTTGTAATTGTAGAAGTAGAATTTGCATAAACAAGTGTATCAACAACGTATGGACCACTTGTATTATTAATAATACCTGTAGAACCAGTTGGACTAGAACCTGGAGGTTGAGTTGTAGTTGCACGAAATTTAATTGTCGTTGTACCAGAACTATTTGTGTTTGTATATTGAATTTTACCACGGTTATTAACTAAATCATTTACAATTGAAAAATTAACACCTGTTATATCACCAGTAAAACTTGTAGTCATACTCCAACCTGATGGTTTATAAACACCAATTAATTCCCAAAGTGCATATTTAGAAGGTGTAACTGTAACAGAAACATGGGCTTTAAAAGAATTAGTTATAGAATTGTCAAAATAAAAATCAGAAATATCTGTAAATTCTGTAATACTATTGGATAAAACTTTTTCAACTTCATTGATAATATCGTTTAAATTTGGCGTAATTTTAACATTGTTTACAGCTACGTGACCTGTAATATAAGTGTCCTTTGAACTAAGACCACCTTTTATTACTAATCCTCCTGAAGTAGAACCGGCGTTAGTTGTATCATTTATAACAACTTGTTTCTCGAAAATTAACGCCTCAGGATTATAAGACATGGCTTCTTTTATATAAATAATAAACAAAATAATTTTTGGAAAATGATTTATAACCAAGTCCAATAAATATATAGTATTAAATATTATATATAATTATATAATTTTTAAATGTAAGTAATCTATACAAATTTAATTTAAACGCATTTTGATTTCTTGTATTTGATTTTCTAATTCTTTAATACATTCCAAAAGTACAGCCGACATATTACCATAAGCAACAGATTTATATCCGTCTGGATTAGTTTTTACTAATTGTGGAAATATAGTTTCTAATTCCTGTGCTATAAATCCAATTTCATTTTTGAACGAGTCTTTTTTGTTATATTTAACGGCTCTTAAATTTTCTATTTTCTCCAAAGGATTTTTAATAGTTTGAATATTTTCTTTTAGACGAATATCAGAAGCGGCTGTAATTTTACCATTAGCAACCAATTTTCCGCCAATATATACATTTTTTAGAATTGATGCACCGCCTGGTACATTAAATGAACCACCTGTTCCTACCCCATTAGCATTTTCAGTATTTTGAATAGAAATTCCACCAGTTCTAATAGGAATATAATTATTAACAGTAACAGGATTTGATCCTGGATCACTTGAAGTAGTTGCAAATATATATTCATCAGATGATTCTTTATATATCATTCCGGCATAATTAATGGATCCAGATGTACCAGACTCATATCTTTTTACTAAAATACCACCGTCAACAAGACCGGATGGACCACTATTAAGAATGAATAAATTATCTTTTATAGTAATTGTATTTGTATTTAAACTAGAAGTTGTTCCAGAAACAGTTAAATTACCTGTTACATATAAATTTTCACCTATATTTAAATCTTTATTAATACCTACACCACCAGATACTACTACAGAACCAGAAGCTGTACTTGTAGCATTTGTTGTAGACGTTGCATTGACTTTTTCTAAAACAAACGCATCATTTGTTAATGTTAATTGTTTATCACCTAAATAAATTGTATTACCAGAAAGATAAACACTTCTCCATTTTAAACTTGGAGATCCTAAGTCATATGTTATATTATCCGAAGGTATAAGATGATTTCCCATTGTACCACCGCCTGAATAGAAATTTCCAAATGTAATATTAGAATTAAATTTAGCAGTACCATTAACATAAATTTTCTCAGAAGAAGTTGATATATTATTAATACCAACATTACCTGATGTATTTACTGATAATGCAGAAAAATTAGTAGGTGTACCCAATGTAACTGGATTAAGTAATGCACCATCTCCTTGTAATACAATTCTATTATCCACAAATCCCATTTTAACATATTCATTTGATAAATTATCACTTCTATATACATTCATTAAAATACTAGTTGAATCATTGCCACCTAAATTAAAATAACTATCTTGATTTAATAATGTATTTCTAATTTCCATTCCTTGATACGAAGATAAGTAAAATGAACCGATTTGATAATTTCCAGAAGTATTAACTGTGAATATATAAGCACTTCCTATTGTTCCAATTGTTGCTGGGGAGAGTATATGTGTAGATGTTGTTATATTTGTTAAATTTACATCAGAAGCAACAAATGAACTTGTTGTTATAGAAGTATTACTAACATTTGTAAAAAGAGATGATCCCAATGTACCATTTGAAAATGTTCCACTTGTTGCATTTAAAGATCCAGTTGTAATAATTATAGAATTAACATTTGTTGAATTCAAGTCTGTTCCAAAAAAAGATCCAGAAGTTACTGCAGTTCCAGAAACATTTGATAATAAAATAGATGCAAATGTAGCATTTGTTAATGATGCATTATTGGTGATAAAAGAACTTGTTGTAATAGAACTTGCAGACATGTTATTAGATACTAAAGATGAAAATGTATTATTTGTAAAATTTGCATTTGTACCAATAAAAGATCCTGATGTTATATTATTTGAATTTAGATTAGTTAAATTTCCAGTTGTAATTACTGTATTTGTAATATTTGAATTTGTAGCTATAACATTTTCAGTATTTCCATTTGTAGAATTAATATTAATATTTGAGAAATTTCCTATTTCACTTTTAAATGACCCTGAACTAATAGCATTAGAACTCATATTTGTAAAAAGGGAAGATTCTATTGTTGAATTTGTAAAATTTACATTTGAAGTAATAAATGAATTTGATGTTATATTTGTTGCATTTATATCTCTAATAGATCCATTTGAACCAACAAATGTTTCAGAACTTATAGAAGTACCATGTGCATTTGTAAATAAAAGAGTTGATGTTGTCATATTTAACATATTTACATTATTAACTTTGAAAGATCCAGACGTAATAGAAGTAGAATCTATATGTGTAAAAACTATAGAAGAAACTGTTCCATTTGTTAATTTCATATCATTTCCAAAAACGTTATTTGAATTTAAATTTGATGAATTAACATTTGTTATATTACCAATTGAAGAATTAATAGAACCAGATGTTATTGATGTTACAAATACATTATTTGTTAATAATGATCCGATTGAATTATTTGAAATGATTAAATCACCTACAAAAGAACCAGAACTTACAGAAACAGCATTAATATGATTAACGGACAAAGTTCCAATACTTGTATTTGTAAATTTTGAATCTGAACCTTTAATAGATCCAGATGTAACATTTGTACCTACAACATTTATTAAATTTGTGTCGGTACCAATAAAAGATGCAGATGTTATAGATGTAATAGTATTATCAGTTAATAAACCATTGCTAACCGTGATATTTGTTAAATGAATATTTGATGCAATAAATGAACTTGCACTTGCATTTGTTGAAATAATATTTGTAATATTACCGATTGAAGTAAGTAAAGACGTAGTTGTTATATTTGTACTTGAAATATTATCTGAACGCACTGTTCCAGAAATATCTAATCTATATCCAGGAGCAGTAGTACCAATCGCAACATTTCCGGCAGTATAAAAAACATCTGTTCCATTTGAATCCCATATAGAACTTCCGCTATAAGGATTTCCATTTTTATAAAAATTGCCTGTAAAATTTATATCACCAGATACGTCTAATGTAAAAGAGGGATTTGTTTTAGAAATACCAATTTTAGAACCAATCATTAAATTTTTAGCTATAGACGCATCACCCATTGAAGTAATAGCTCCACCATTAGAAAAATTTGTAAAAGAACTTGTATTTTCTAAAAGGATACGTGAAGTACCTCCTATTTTTAAAATATTTGAATTGTATTTAATATCTGAACTGGCAATTGAAGATGTTCTATTTGCATAAATAATAGTATCTGTAATATACGATCCTTTTGTATTATCAATAATAGCAGAACCGGTTGAGTAAGAACCAGGTGGTTGAGTTGTTACTGCACGGAATTTAATGGTTGTTGTACCAGCTGTATTGCCATTTGTATATTGTATTTTTCCGCGGTTATTAATGGCGTCATTATAAATTCTAAAAGTTATATCTACTGTATCACCTGTAAAACTTGATGTTAATGTCCATCCGTTTGATGTTTGAACACCGTATAATTCCCAAACTGAATATTCTGAAATACCTTTAGATACTGTAATTGAAACAAGTGCTTTAAATGAACCTGTCACCGTATTGTCAAAATAAAAGTCAGGAATATCTGTAAATACAGCAACATTATTTGATAAAACATGTTGTATTTCGTGTACTATATCATTTGAATTTGGTGTAATATTTATATTATTTACAAAAATAGATCCTGTTATGTCACTATTATTTGCACTTACACCACCTTTTACTACTAACGCACCAGAAGTAATAGTACCATTTGTAGTATCACTGATAACAACCTGATCCTCAAATAGTTGCGCTTCTGCAATATAAGGCATGTCTTCTTTTATATAAATAATCAACAAAATAAAATTTAATAATTTTTAAGCGTAATACAAACATATTTTTTTTATTTGATAATATAATAATAGCATAAATAAATGTCAAAAAGATTTAATACGCCGACTGGAAAAAGAGCAATTTATTATCATACAAATTGGAGTTGTTATGGAAGAAACTTTCAAGTAAAAGACATACCACAAGATGTTCAAGATATTGCTTATGCGTTTTTTAATTTGGACGCATCTGGAAAAATATCAACAGGTGATAGTTGGGCAGATTTTGATAAAAGATATACTGGAAATGATAGTGTTCAGCCACCAGATACATGGAATGACTCTAGTTCTAATTTTTATGGTAATTTAGGTCAATTTAAAAAATTATTAAACAGTGGGCGTCAAATGAATATTCAATTAAGTGTTGGTGGGTGGACTTGGTCTAAACATTTTTCAACTGCTGTATCAACTGACTCTGGTAGAACAAATTTTGTTAATTCGTTAATTGATATATTTAAAAAATATCCTGTTTTTAATGGTGTGAGTATTGATTGGGAATATTTGTCTAATAATGGTATAAATTATGGAGATTCAGCTAATTCTGTAAGAAAAGAAGACTCAAGTAATTTTATTTTATTATTAAAACAATTAAGAAAAAGTCTAAATGATAATGGCATGGGTAATTATATTATTTCATTTTGTTGCGTAGCTGCACCAGAAAAAGCACAATTTCCAGTTGAAGAAATTCATCCTTTAATAGATGAACTACATGTAATGACATATGATTTTTCAGATGGAAACTGGGGTGATAATATAACAGCACATCATACAAATCCGAGAAAATCAAAATATGGAAAATGGTCATGTGAAGGTGCTGCAGATTATTATTTATCACGCGGTGTTCCGTCTTCTAAAATATTTATTGGTGGTGCGTTTTATAGTAGAGGATTTGCTAATACAGATGGATTAGGAAAATCAGCATCAGGTGGTTCTACAGATATGTCATTTGAGAAAGGAATTGTTGATTATAAAGATTTACCAAAATCAGGAGCGACAGAATTTTTTGACGAAGAAGCAAAAGCAGCATATTCGTATGATCCAGTTCGTAGAATTTTCAATTCTTATGACAATAAACAATCTATGATAGAAAAATGTAAAATTGTATATGAAAAAAATCTGGGTGGTATTATTATTTGGGAAAATTCTGGAGATATAAGAAATTATAATGATCCACGTAGTCTAACAAAAGTACTTAAAGAAAATTTAACGCACGGTAAACCTACAGGGTCTACACCAGTTCCAGCACCAGTTCCAGCACCAGTTCCAGCACCAGTTCCAGCACCAGTTCCAGCACCAGTTCCAGCACCAGTTCCAGCACCAGTTCCAGCACCAGTTCCAGCACCAGTTCCAGCAC